ATGAAGGCAATAAAAATTAAAAATTCGATATTTGAAGTAACAGGTGAAAGAGGTGATTTTTTTATCTGTAAAGACTCTAAGGGAAAGGTTAAGATGTTTGCGAAAAAAGAAGTTGTGGTTGAAGATATAGATTCCATGCCGAAGCCGAAAGTTTATAAAACTAGAAAAAGCGCAGCTAAGCAATTAAACCCGATTGAGGAAGTTGCCAGCAAGATGATGTGGATTAATAGCTGTGTGTATGGTGACAGAACATCAATGAGCTACCAGATTAGCTATGATATGATGACAGGCATCGAATTGAAAGCAAAAGAACTTGGTAACGATTTTATCGCATCGGTTTGTGAATCTGTCATTAAGTTTATGAAGTGTTCAGAGAAACAGGCTTATTGCCTTGCTAAATTCGTGGAAGAAAATCAGATAAGTTTATAAACATACATATATTAAATTTTATAAAAAGTTGCGCACGACACGGATAAGTGCATAAAAAAATGAATAGCTATAATATATACGAAGAAAAACATAGTAGCACTATCCTTTACCATGCGATTGCACGTGATGAGGATCAAGTAATGGAACTGGCTAAGGAGGCGGGGATTGATATGGATGGGTTGAGTATAGGACTTGAACAATCTAATGTAAAGGATCAGTTGGGAAAACCATTACCAGCAAAAATAGAGGATGCGTTAATATATTAATTATGGCAAGAAGACGATCTATTACCCTAGATCAAGAGTCTAGGGTATTGTCCCTATATAAGGACGGGATGGCTATTAAGGAGATAATGAAGGAAACAGATATAAAGTCTGAGCAAACGATATATAGGATATTGGACAGCAATGGTGTGCCCCGAAGACCGAAGGTTAATGGCGTGAAAAGAATACTTGTTATGATAGAGGAGGATGTAGCTGCTATCTTGGATAAGGAGCAATCAGTATCATTATATGTCAATGAGGCTATAAGATACTATCACGATAACCGGCGTTAATTGTCGGTTATTTTTTTTGTAATAAGGGAAACAATATTTATCTTTGTGGGAGCGTGTGAAGATGCACGCCACATTGATTATGACGAAAGGACATATTACATATTTGATAAAGCCAAGAGCTTGTTGCGGATTAGTTTCCGTGACAGGCTCTTTTTTTTGTTTTGTATGACCAAATAAAGAAGACATGCCTCTGTAATAAGAAGTATTGCCAATTCTTAATACAGATGATGAATTACTAAACGCATTTTTGCGTTTAGCTTTTGTATCAACGACTTACGAAGATTCAATATGCAAAAGTAATTAAAAACGTTGATAATTAATGTGATGCAAAAGTGCAGGACATGTTTGTTAATAATATATAATAAGAAGTAATATGCTAGTTGTAGAAAAAGTTTCGTCTGCTCTTGAAATGAGTGAAATTATGGTTTACGAACATCCACTATTTGGTAAAGTTCGTATGTATGTTGAAAATGGTAAAAGTTGGTTTTGCGGAATGGATATTGCCACTTCTCTACAGTATTCAAATCCATCAAAAGCAATTATAGATCACTGTAAACCAGCCTCCATAACGATTCGGGAAGTAGGGGTACAAACTGGATTAAAAGCAGATGGTACGCCAGCTATACAAATGAAATCAATGAAGTTTATCAGCGAAGGCAACATCTATCGCTTGATAACCAAAAGTCAGATGCCGAAAGCTGACGAGTTTGAGAGTTGGATATTTGATGAGATTGTTCCTTCGGTGGTAAATACAGGTAGTTACTCGCTTCATTCTCAGTATAACGTCCCTCAATCTTTTGGAGAGGCTCTTATGCTAGCTGCCCAACAGCAAATGAAAATTGAGGAGCAACAGAAACAGATAGAACAGAAGACCGAGCAACTTGATGAATCCAAAGAATGGTACAGTATCAAGCGTTGGGCAAAGGAGCATAATATGAACTGGCGTTGCATCAACTGGCGAAGAATGAAAGCGTTATCTTATGGATTGGGCTACGAGATCAAGAAGATATTTGACGCCAACTATGGACAGGTGAATATCTATCATATTAATGTGTTCAAAACTTACTTTCAATGAGAGATGTAATTTACAATTTTATTAACGAGCACATGATGATACACATTGTGCTTATAGCCTTGTGTATTGCGGCTACAATGGGGGCTATGTTAGTAGACCTTATCACGGGAGTAATGAAAGCCAAGCAACGGGGGGAGGCAAGAACATCCACGGGGTATAAGAAAACAGCCGTCAAAGCGAAGAAGTATTTCACCCCGTTCATAGAATTGTGCTTCATTGACCTGCTATGCTGTGTTGTTATCCCCTTCCCTGTTTTTTCTATGATCTGGACGGGTTACTGTATTTTCTGTGAGTTTAAATCGGTACGCGAAAAGTCATGGGAAAAAGCGGAGTTGCGCAAGGCAGAAAAGACAATGAGTGTGATTATCGAGAACAAGGATGATATTGCCAAGATCATGGCTCAGATATTGTTTGACAACGAAAATAAAAAGGAGGATAAGAAATGAAATATTTTACAATTGCAGAATTATGCCGTAGTAATACAGGAGAAAAGTTAGGTATAGAGAATGTACCTAACTCATTTCAGAAAGCGAATATGGAGAATCTAATTAATCATCTTCTTGATCCAATCCGGCAGATGTGGGGTAAACCCATTATTGTGAATAGCGGCTTTCGTTGTGTTAAATTAAATAAAGCTGTGGGAGGTGCAAAGAACAGTGAACACATGTCAGGATGTGCGGCAGATATAACTACCGGGAATAAGGCGGACAATAAAAAATTGTTTGATATGATTCGAAATTCTTCCTTAGAGTGGAGGCAGCTTATTGATGAGAGTGGATTCAGTTGGGTACATATATCCTATAATCAGTCCGATAATAAAAAGCAGGTATTACACTTATGAAATGGTTAATATATATAATCGTTATTGTGTGCGTTTTCGGTTTAGGATGGTTCGCAAGACCATCCATAGAAACGGATATAGAGGTAAGAGCAGATACGGTATTCAGCACAAGTATTATTGTAAAGAGAGATACTGTAAAATATTATCTTCCTTCCCCAATACTATGTTGGCATGATGGTGATACAATCCATGTAGGAGACACAATTCTTCCTGTTGAGCAGAAGATATACAGAGATAGTGATTACATCGCTTATGTGAGTGGTTACAGATCTAACCTAGATAGTATCTATGTTTGTTCCAAAACACTGACAGTAACGAATGACATCTATCACACGGTTAAGATAAAACCTAAAAGATGGGGACTGGGGATAACAGCCGGTTATGGATTTGGCAAGGATGGCTTTTCTCCTGCGGTTATCGCAGGAATAAGTTATAGAATATGGTAATCAACAGAAAGGAGGTAAAAAGATGAAATAGCAACATCAAGTATCATCCGCCACAGGTAGAAGTGTGGCATAGAAAAAACTCATATAATAAAAGTGATCCTTTTGCGGCTTAGGAAAAAAGAAAGCCGCTCTCCTTCCATCACATCTCACCTTGATAGGGAGTACAATACCAACAGGAATTGTTAGCGACTTTCTAAGCTAATAACAATTTCTATTGGTATTTGTTCTTTAAAACCTTAATTTTTTTCAAGATGAGAATTAAAGACTTGTATTGCACTGTGCTTAGTATTGTATGCAGAGTGACTGACTTAGAAGAAAATGAAATATTTTGCTCTAACAAAGAGGAATGTGTGGACGCACGATCATTGTTGATAAAAACATTGATAGATAACGGTATAACAGAAAAAGAAATTGTACGTCTTACAGGATTGTCACAACAGCGTGTGAATAGCTTGAAAAATAATTTTAAATATCGTATTGGTAAATGGAGCATTACAAATGATTTACAAAGAATAAACAAGTACTTAACAAATAATTAATTGAATAACAGAAGTTTAATTCTGTACTTTGTGAACGGTCGATTTTGACCGGGATACAAAATACAAATACTTATGGAACGAACTTATGTTTTTGGAGATCCGTCAGGTAATGGAGGTGCTGCTAATAATCTGCTTGCCTCCATCCTTCCGTCTTTGCAAAACCGTGGCATTGACACAGGCTATCTGATGGGGTTACTTGGCAACGGTAACGGCAATGGTGGTTTCTTTGGTAACAATGGCGGTTTTCAGGACATCATTGCATTGATTGTGATTGCAGCCATCTTCGGTAACGGAAACTTTGGATTCGGTGGCAACAACAATAAGGGTGCCGATGAAGGAAGAGAAATGATCATGCAGACACTTAACCGGAACGGTGTGGACATTGCATCATTAGCCCAAGCTGTTAACACCTCTTCAGACCAAATCCTTGCCGGTATTAACTCTGTATCACAGGCAATCTGCGGTCTCGGTAACCAAATGGGTCAGAACACCAACAGTATCCTGACTGCGATTATGCAAGGTAACAACGCTCTGACATCTCAGATCTGTAGCTGTTGCTGCGATATGAAACAGCTTGTAACCACACAAGGATACGAGAGTCAGCTTGCAATGTGCAACCAAACTAACGCATTAATCAACACTGCTAACCAAAACACATTGTCATTGCGTGACGGTGCTACTGCCAACACGAATGCTATCCTTGCTAAACTTGATGCAATCCAAAATCAGGCATTGCAGGACAAGATCGCATCTCTTACTGCGGAAAAGGCTACTTTAACAGCCGAAATATCCCAGCGTAATCAGAACGCCACTATCCTGAGTGCAGTAGGACAACAGATTGCTCCTTTGGCAGCCGGATTGCAGGCATTACAAAGCGATGTTGATGGAATCAAATGCAAGCTCCCCAATACAGTGAGTGTTCAATACCCCAATTTAACCGCTATTAATACAGATTGTTTCCGTGCAGCCGCCTACAGTGCATATATGGGTGACGCTGTATACGGACGTAGTGGATGTGGTTGCAATAACTACTGGGGTTAATCCGGCAAGAAAGGAGGTAGATATGTGGCCTAACTTTTTTACAGGATTCCCGTTCCCATTCCCATCAATCGGAAGAGCAAACTTCAATACTCTTCCTACGGTGGCTGTGACAGTCGGTACGGAGAATGTTACTCTTGAACTCCCTAACCATGCGTTCCGTAACAGGGATTATGTTGGGGGATTCTATATCAGTCTCCGACAAGCTATACCTGCCGGTACGACTGCTACACTTCCGATATTGATAGGAACTAATGGGGACACAAGACCGTTGTTAGCTTACAACAACGAGCCTATTACGGTTGCCAACCTTGCCGGAACCGGTATTTATGAAATCCACTATAACAAATACACCAACGAGCTGTTCCTTGTTAATGGCGGATACAGACCTACCGCTACTCCGGCTGCAACGGCAGAAGCAATGTCAAGCAAAAGCAAGTAGTTAACACGGGTGCCGGGTTTCTTGGCACCCTATTAAAATTAAACCAATATGTTTCAATCACTTCGTACCAATAACCAGTTAATATATACTTCATAAGGATGCTAACCCGTTTATCGAATACGGCCCGGTAGTCAGCGTTTCCGCTCCCAAGCCGAAATATCCTATGGCATCCCCTATGGGACAGTTGCCCCAAATGGAAATGGTTGTGGATGTTGTTGTCTGCATCAACGGGCAGAACACGACATTCCAAAATCTTCCTGCCGGCATGGATATAGCCGACTTCGGACAGAACGGCAATATCGTAGTATCATGCTCGCGTGATGCGATGAATAACGAGGTCGCTTCTATGAAACAGAAAAGCATAGACATCATCAACAGCATGGACTTCCACAATTCCGTCATTGCAGGGTGTGACAAGATACTTACGCTCTTGAACCCTGAATTTGCCGAGAAACAACGTCAGGAGCAGGAAATATCCTCTCTGAAAGGGCAAATGGCGGAAATGAGCAAGAATATGTCTGACCTTATGGATTTGAACAAACGGCTCATGGAACAGCTCGGAGTGGTTGAAGCATCTAAAAACAAGAAATGATTATGGGAATGTGGGAAATATTAGAAGAAGGGCGTGACGATTACGGACGCGGCTTCGGTATGAGAGGTGACGAAGTGGAGGAAGCCTACAAGGAAGGCTGCCGCAAAGGTTACGAAAAAGCCATGAGAGAGATGCGCGGAGAGATGGGTTTCCGTGATGGTGGGAGAAGTTATTCAGGTGGTGGAAGCTCATCCGGCATGGATGAACGCAGATACCCCGGATACTTTCCTGAATATCCGCGTATGGATGACATGGGCGAACGCAGACGCAGACGCGCTAACGGTGAGTTTTATTAATGGTGGAGGGGTGGAATGCCCCTCTTTTTAAATTAAAGTTAAGTTATGGAACAGAGATTGGATACATATAGCAAATTCCCATCAGGAATGAAACTTTACTTGGAATCGTATGGATTCCATTTCAGCAAGAAACTTTATGAATGGGCCGTTTCAAAAATGAAGGTGAAAGACGAAGCCACGGGCAAAGAGAAAAAGCTGGAGCCGTGGAGCAAAGATGAAGTGGACGATATGCTGAAAGCGAACGGAATTACCATTGAGCACGACAAGGGTTATGACGTTGCTTATGTCGCAAACATGCTGAAAGCGGATTTCTATAAAAAATCATTGGTTGACGAGGCACATTTGTGCAAGCATATAAAATGCTACCTTGATGATATTGATGGCGATCCTTGCAGGGCGTTTGACGAGTTCTTTGCCACCTGTATAGGTAAAGGGATTCCTGTAATCTGGTCGGATGTGATATGATTGTTCAGGAGTTCTACATACCAAAATATGGGGACTGGCACGTCAAAGTGTATTATGCGGTACACACCTATTGGGCGGATCGGATCATTATGGACCTGTACCGTATAGGATGCAGGGGGGATTCCCTCAAGCGTGCGTATCGCAATCTGACCGAAGGCAGAATGAATACCGGTCTAACCTATTCGGACTACAGGAGAAGAGAGACGGTAATGGTTATCTCTTTGACTTCTACCCCCGAAGAGTTTCAAAATTCGTGGGACCACGAAAAAGGTCATTTGTGCCGGCATATCTCCAAGGCTTTCGGGATTGATCCCTATGGTGAGGAAGCGCAGTATCTTAGCGGATATGTGGGGCAGAAGATGTTCCCGGTAGCGAAGAAATTTTTATGCGAACATTGCAGAAAGGGACTGGAATACCGTTTAAATTGTTAAAAAATAGAGATTCATATATAGTATAGCAGTAATTTGTTTTCTTTGCAAAATAATATATGTAAAAGCATGACGTACTATATATGGTTTGACGAAAGTGATAAGGAAGGAGAGTTCTACTCAAATTTCTATGGAGGTATTCTTATAAAATCATTTCTCATATTACCTCCTTTTTATTGTGTTAATCTTATCTTTCTTATATTCAGAGTTTTATATTATCCATTATTTAGAATCATGTCTAAATAGACAATAGTATCACAAAAAGATACTATATTTCTTTGTAGTATCATATACAGATACTATCTTTGCAATGTGAAAACGAATTAATACAGTTTTAAATCGCAACGATAACAATTAATAAAACAAATATATGAATAAAAAAGAAAGAACCAAAGAAATCCCACGGGTAATCGTTCCGCAAGGTGCACAAAAACGCATCGCATCTCATTTCGGGGTTAGCGGTGAAACAGTACGCAAGGCATTAAAGTACATTATTAACACTGAACTCGCAGTAAGAATAAGGGAAGAGGCGATAAAGAATTATGCTGGCGCAGAATCCATTATAAAAATAAGAGTATAACAATTTAAAAGCCCTACCCACGGAGCGTGGGAAAGTTAAGCCTGTGGACTGTCCTCTTGTGGATGACCGACCTAGTGTCCTAAAAAGCAATGGCAGGAAGAAGCAGGAAGAAGCTCATGCCTTTAGGCGTGAGTAGCTCACAGGATGGAATATTGAAAAAAGCGGTATATCAGGATGGTCGTAGAATCTTGACTGATCCGGTGATGGCAAGGAAGCTATTCAACAACTATTATTCAAAGAAGAATTAATAAAATGAGCAAAGCAACCGATTTTATAAATAATAAATGCTACCAGCTTGGCAATCCGATAGAGCCGTTGATTTTTAAAGCTGACGCATTGGAGGCTGTTAATATCGCATCCAAGGAAATAGAGGAACGAGCTGTGAAAGTGTACCGACAGTTATGTCCTTGTTATCAAAATGGGAAATGCAAGCATTATCCCCACAACCAAAAACAAGGTAGCCAAATATGTGATATCGAATGTGATCGTATAAGTCATCTAAAGAAACAACTGGCTTGTATCTCAACAGATAAATAAATTTCTTCCCTCCCGTAAGATTCGTGGTAACAACCGGTTTAAGCCGTTGAGGGGAGCTGCTTAAAGTTCTTTCACATCATTGTAAATGCTTATATGGTGTAACTCATAAGCCGTATGATGCAGACAAACGGATTGATTATAGGAGTCAATACCAGCAGGGATGCCGTGACGTATTGAGGGTCTATAATAATAATTGATTGAACATACTTTCGGTGCACCGATTTGTCCTTAGTGCATTAAGTAAACTTGGTTGGGCACAAGTACCGCCGAAAGGTCTAATATATCCCCTCCCGTAAGATTCGTGGTAACAACCGGTTTAAGCCGTTGAGGGGAACAAACTTATAATTAAAATGACATGAATGAACTAAAACAATTCAAGGATTTGGTTTTCAAACAACATGAAGTGACTAAAGTTGCATTTCTCTTACCTTCTCCCATCCGTGAGGAATATATGAACGCAAAGCGTGCTAAAATGCAGTTTGAGAACGGATATGGAATAAGTGTTTTAAAAGGTACTTTGTTTTACTCTAACGGTATTGATACTTATGAGGTTGCAGTTCTTGATAATAATGGAATTTGCTATAACACTTCAATAACAAATGATGTAATCGGCTATGTAGATGCGGATGAAGTATCTAACATTATGAAGCAAATACAAGAGCTTCCACCAGTGGTTCAGTAAACTTCCCCAAAAATAATATAATGAAAACAGCCAATTTTATCTTGTCTATATTTGCCACCCTATGTTCCTTAGGAATGATTTATGGTGCGATAGTTACGGAAAGTCCTATAAAATCCGTATCGGTGATTATATTTTCTATTATCTCATTATTTTGTGTGAGATTGGTGGTAATGACATATAAGGAGTTAAAGGAATATTAATGATTTTTTCATCTAGTTTTTTTGTTATTTTCATAAAGTTAATGTTGTCTGTCCGTGCCGGTATGTGAATATAGGTACGGAATTTCACCGTCCATGGTTGGTACTGTCTAAGGAAATAAACATAATAATTATCTGTTCTAATCTCTACTTTCATTTAACGGATAGTATGGCGGTCCGATTCCGCTGACGGTGGCTGTAAGTTATCATAAGTGATAGATTAAGTCGTTTAGGTTTTGCTCCTGTAGTCTGTGAAGATAGCAGGAGCTTTTTAATTGGAAACAAGTTAAGTTATCATGAATAAAGATATTATAAAAATGAAAGCCAAGGAGTATGCGGATGGTATACGAGGGCTTACCCATAAAAAGACAGCATCAGTGGATTTTGAGAAAGGTGCTCAATTTGTTTTGGAATCCATGAAATGGAGGAATGCAGAAAAAGATCCTCCACCATTGGACACAAGAGTGCTTGTGAAGAGTTCCGGGAAATTTGTGAATACCGGGATGTTGGTATTCGATAGTGAGCATAAGAAGAACATTTGGATATGTGGAAATACTAACCGGGCATGGGACATTGATTTTTGGAAACCATTGCCACAATAATATAAATATCATGGAAAAGAAATATCAAATAACAAGTTACCAGCTTGTGTATGCCAGTGGTGGCAGGGATACAGTAAAATTGTTCATGCCTGTTATGGTGGATGATTTGGAGAAATACCGTAACAGTATCCGTGCGACACATGACTGCATTGGTGTAAATCTTACTTATACCGAACTGCCATGAACCCATATATAGTTCAAGGCGTAACGCTTGTGTTTTATGACGGAGAACGTGAGGAACTGTCTGTCTTGGATAGTAAGATTACTGACAGACCTCCCAAACTTCTTAAAGAGCAAATTCTTGACGGATTTTCCAAGATGGAGAATCCTCCGGTTAAAGTTGAACTTAAAATAAAATGGTTATGAAGAAAGGTGATAAAGTACGTGAGATAGGTGATACGCTGACAGGTACGATTGTTTATATCGCTAACGGGTATGCTTATGTCAGATATCCTAATATGAAGGGTGTATGCTCGTTGCCGGTCCAATTTCTTGAAAAGGTATGAGGACTATAAGACAGATAAGCGATGAACTGGATAAACTTTATTCAGAGCTTGATATAGTCCAGTCAATGAGTGAGGAATCGGTAAGGTTCACATTCAATGCTGAATGTAAGGGCAAGTATATATCCTTGCTTAATGAAGAAATCGATTCTCTTGAAAACGAGCTTGAAGAATCGGAAAGATATCATGGCAGGAAGCGGAACTTTGTAAGGACTGCGGACCTGCCTTTTTTGTGTTGGTAAATAATAATTTTATATGAGTGAACAGTTAATATACAGTAAGATAGCCAATATCCTCAAAGAAACAAAGGCTATCACCAAATCGGAGAATAACCAGCAACAGGGGTTCAAATTTCGTGGTATTGACAATGTTATGAACGAACTTCATGAATTATTCTCAAAAAATGAGGTATTCATACTACAGGAAGTGCAGAGCTTCACAACAGAGAACAGGATAACGAAATCCGGCGGTACGAACACATTCACAAGAGCTACGATAAAGTTCAAGTACATGACCACTGACGGATCGTATGTTGAAACGGTAAATGTAGGAGAAGCTCAGGACAGTTCCGATAAGGGTTTTAATAAATGTATGAGCATAGCGTTGAAATATTCTCTACTTCAAATGTTTCTGATTCCTACAGAAGAGCAAAAGGACCCTGATAGTACGACACCTGAGGAAACGGATTTCCTTGCGATGGCATTGCAGGAAGTAAGATCAAGCCTGTCAATCGAGACATTACAGGTAGTATGGGGAAACTATAAGGAATTACAGAGTGACAAACGTTTTGTTGAAGCGGTGACAAGAAGGAAAGGAGAACTGAAATGAAACTAATCAAATCACAAGTCGTTTTCAATCCCGATGAACATACTTATATGCTAGGGGATAAGGAACTAAGCGGTATTACTTCCGTGATAGGCAGACAGCTTTTCCCCGATAAATACCGTGATGTTCCCGAAGACGTGTTAAGGAAAGCGGCTGAAAGAGGTACTATGATCCACAGTATATGCGAACTTGTTGATGATATGGGGATAACTCATGACAGCGACGAAGCACAAGGATACAAGGAACTGAAAGATGATTGGGGATTGAGATACGAATGTTCCGAATATCTTGTATCTGACAATGAGCACTATGCAAGCTGTATCGACAAGGTTTATCGCGAAAATGATACGGATTTTACTTTAGGTGATATAAAGACCACCTACGTACTTGACAAGGAATCTGTAAGATGGCAGTTGAGTATATATGCATACCTTTTTGAGTTGCAGAATCCGGGATGCAATGCGGTAAGGCTTATAGGTATATGGTTGAGAGGCAAAAACCATGAGATAGTAGAAGTCGAGAGAATACCATCAGAAGTTGTAATGAATCTGTTGAAATGTGATTCGGAAGGCAGACAGTTTGTGAATCCCTATTCCATATCCCCTGTTACTCTTCCTGACGAGTACCGAAAGATGGAGAGGACAATACAGGAAATTGTGTCACAGGCAAAATACTGGTCTGATAAAAAGAAAGAAATAACTGATGGCGTTATGATGGCTATGGTAGAAGCCGGTGAATATAGTTGGAAAGGTGATATCATATCATTTACTCGCAAAAAGGACACTATCAGAAAGGATTTCGACAAGAAGGCGTTTGAGAAAGATTATCCTGATTTGTATAAGAAATATTTAAAAGAGATTCCAGTAGTTGGAAGTGTAACATTAAAAACAATAGAATAACATGCACAACAGAATATCATTAATAGGAAATGTCGGGAACCAGCCGGAGATAAGAACGATAGGCGATTCAAAAGTGGCTTCAATGTCTTTGGGTGTAACCGAAAAAGGATACACAACGAAAGACGGTAAGAAGATAGAAGACAGAACAACTTGGTTTCGTATCGGTCTTTGGAGAGGTCTTGCGGAGATTGTAGAAAAGTACGTCAACAAGGGCGATAAACTCTTTGTGGAAGGAAAGATGCTTTCCCGTGAGTACGAGAAAGACGGGGTTAAATATACGGCTTGGGAAGTCACGGCAACGGAGATTGAGTTGCTTACACCAAAGAAGGACGGAAACGGTCAAGATACTAAATCAGCCCCTTCAACAACGCAGCAAGCGGCTAAAGAATCAGACGACTTGCCATTTTAACCTATGCGTTACGATCCTAAATTACCTCTTGACGTTCAAAAGGCAACCGTCCGTTTCAACAAGCTGATAAATGGGCAGAGACCTTTTGAACTTACAGAGGTCAAGGAAAGAAACCTGTCCGAAGAGCAAATGAGAACCATAAGGCAAAACAACACAGTTCACTTGTGGTTCTCTGTTTTTGCGAAAGAGATAGGCTGTACGTTTGACGAGTGCAAGCGTGATGTGAAAAGGAAACTTCTTGGACGTAAGCCTGTAATCAATGTTGTTACTGGTGAAACGGATTGGGAGGACTACAAGACAAGCGAAATGTCTGTTACCGAACTATCCTCATTTATGGATAAATTCAAAATGTGGGCACAGGCAGATTTCGGATGTTACCTACCATACTACGGCGATGTAGGTTATGAGGAAATGATGAGAGAATATAGAAACAGATAGATATGAGATTAAAATGTGATATAAGTAAGTGTTCTGCAAATTGTTGTTGCAATGTCCCAATTCCTAAAGGTTACTTCACAGCTTTAAAGAATCGAATCGTCAGACCTATAATCAGGTTTGAGGATGCAGGTAACAATCCCGAATTGGGGGGAAACAATGTGGTAGCTATCACAAATGAGGACATTGCAGAAAACAGATGCCCGTTCCAGCGTTACGATTACAAGTGTAACATATACGACCGCAGACCGAAGATATGCCGCATCTTCGGAGAGGGTAAGCACAAGTATTTGCAATGCGGATTTTTGGGGCAGAAGGCACCAACTTTCAATGAAATTCTTACCGATGTTAATTCGGTTATGGATATACTTAAACTTATAGACAAATGAAACTTACTTTGACAAAACAAGAAGTGCTTCTCATCCAGTTACTTCTTCATATTTATAAAAACGAGTTGCCCGATGACGGAACAGAGAAGCATGGACGTTTTGTCGGGAAGCTGTACAAGAAAATCAAAAGACAAGTTATTAATCAATTAAAATAATATGAAAATTACAATCAACAAACCAACAGAATTTGAAGCGGTCTACTTAGAAGTGGATGCAGGTGTACGCTATTGGGATGACGGATACATCAACGGTATGGAGGATACCGATTGTGAAGAAACGGATGGAATCCCCCAGATGCCTTGTGCCGAATATATGGGAGAACAACACATGGTGCTGCGTGGTTATAACTGGCGTTGGCGACCACTGATAGATATTGAAACAGGACAAATAGTCAACTGGTCCCAAGGAACAACTGCCCGTGTTCATTATAAAGTGTGCGATGATTTCCTTTGTGATATTCTTGATGGGAACAAAAACGTTATCACCTCTTATGACGGATATGTACCTAAGATTATGTGTCCGGCAGATGAAGGATATGGCGACTACATCATTATGAATATTGATGAGAATGGATTTATTCAAGGATGGAAAAAAGAATTGATTAAACGACTAATACAAGAAGAGGACTGATTATGGAAAGCAACATATCACGAGATCATATTGCGCTTGAAGCGATGAAGTGCATAATGATGACAGCAAAACGCAGGAGAACTTTATGGAACAGAGTTGTAACATTGTTTTTCCCATCCGAAGAAGAAAGTGTTATAAACTACAATCATGAAGGACAGGCTAAAACAGCTTACCAAATAGCTGATGCAATGATTAAGGAACGTAATAAGACAAAGGAGGAATGATTATGCAAGACTATATTTCAGACGGCATTAAGGAACAAATGAACACTATTATTACAATTTGCACCATACAGGGATAGGAACGGAGTAGCTACCTTCCGACAAGCTGAAGTCAGTACGGCTTCCCTGTTCTCCTTTTTACTGGCAAAACATAATACTGGCTAATATGCAATTAGTTTATAAATTTGACATCAACCATTCTGACAGGCTTTGCGCTATCTGCCGTGTTACGAACAACCTGTACAACCAGGCGTTGTATATTGTCCGTAACGAGTTGAAGGATAACGACAGGTGGCTGTTCTATCCCGACTTGGACAGGATAATGAAAAACGTCACCAACCTTGAAGGTACGATAAATTACAGACTTTTGAAATCACACGTAGCCCAACAGACATTGCGCGTGCTTGACAAGGCAATGAAGGGATATGTCAAGGCTGTAAAGGATTGGTCCAAGAATCCGGGGAAGTATAACGGTAAGCCCGAATTGCCATGCTATCACAAACGTGGAGGGATGAGCAATGCTATATATACCAACCAGTCGTGCAAGATACATGACGGGTATATAATACTTGACCGTGACTTGAAAATACCCGTTCCGCAATGGGAGAAGTACAAGGACAGAATCGAACGGTTCAAACAGGTTAGGATAATTCCAAAACGTACATACATGACTGTGGAGGTTGTATATGATTGTGGCTGTTCGGATAATGTCGGTACGGGTATGGCTTCGATAGACTTGGGTGTGAACAACCTTGCCACGCTGGTGTGCGGATGCAATGCGCTGCTGTTTTCCGGCAAGGTTGTCAAGTCATACAACAGATGGTTTAACAAAACATTATCCATGCTGCAATCCATAAAGGACAGGCAAGGTATAGACAAACTGACAAACAGGATGAGAAAGATGTATGAGAAACGTGAACGGTTTATGAATGACGCGATGCACAAGACAAGCAGGCGTATCGTTGATTATCTTGTATCACACCATATAGGCACTCTTGCTGTAGGCTACAACAAAGGATGGAAGCAATCCGTCAATATGGGCGGAGTAAACAATCAGAAGTTTACATTCATCCCTTTTGCGAGGTTGAGAAGCTGCCTTAGATACAAGTGTGAACTTGCAGGTATCAACTATATCGAACATGAGGAAAGCTACACTAGCAAATGTGACGCCCTGTCTATGGAGGATATATGCAAGCATGACAGTTATCTCGGTAAGCGCATCAAGCGAGGGCTGTTCAAGTCGGCAATTGGAAAGGTTATCAATGCCGATGTGAATGGTGCGCTTAATATAGGTAGAAAAGTATTCGGTGATTCTTTCATGATAGCCGATAGTGGGCGTTGGTATCGTCCCGAACGGATTAACGTTCTAAAATGTGTGTAAAAATGTACATTAATACCTTTCAGACTGGTTCATTCCGATGGATTTCGGTAATGATATGTCGGATGAAGAACCTAACGGTGAGGATAATTTTAATTTTGAATGAATATGGAAAAGAAATTTGAGCTAACAGATAACTTTATAATCAATGCTTTTGGAGTGAAGTTATTCCAAATCAAGTGTACAAAGTCTTTCAATTATGCCAAGGAAGGTGATTTGGGAGGATATGTTGAGAAAGATGAGAACTTAGACCAAGAAGGCGATGCTTGGGTGTACGGCGATGCTCGGGTGTACGGCAATGCTGAGGTGTACGGCAATGCTTGGGTGTACGGCGATGCTCGGGTGTCCGGCAATGCTTGGGTGTCCGGCAATGCTGAGATAGACAACAATAATAAACATTGCGGATTTGACTGTTTCGGTTCTGCCAACCGCCACACCCATGCCTACCTGACAAAAGAAAACAAAGTGGAAATAACATGCGGATGCTTCCGTGGGAGTATTGAAGAGTTTGAAAAGAGAGTGGAAGAAACCCATTCGGGCACAATCTATGAGAAGCAGTATAAAGCCATCATCGATGTTATTAAAATTAAATTTGGGTTGACTGATTTGATATAGATTCATTTGCTTATAAACTTTATGCCTTCCCGGTCTGTGAAGATGGGACGGGCGAATATGGTGGTATGGCGGAACAATGAGATACGCTATTAAGCAGTAGATTGATGCTCTAAGCTGAGGATTATAGGAAATGATAATCGGGGAAGGTTGGCGAAAAGGAGACCAGCATATTAGGTAAACGAAGTATTCGAGGGTTATTAATCACTCGGTAACGGATACCAAAACCTACAACAGCGAGCCTTATTCATAGTAGGCGATAAAAGATGAAAGTGAGCAGCATAACAATCATGCAGGTGCAAGTCCTGCTACCACCACAAAAAAATAATTTATTGACTTCGTTGTCAATTGCAGCGATGATGTCAAACCATATATCATTGGGCAATTGGAAACCTTAACAGAATACCTAAAAGATTAAGCAATGACAAAGGATAGTTTTATCATATATAAATCTTTCTACAAACCTATATCAAGATTATCAGACAAACAACTTGGGCGATTATTTCGTGCAATTTTCAAGTATCAACTTGGCGAGGAGGTTACGGTAGAGGAGGACATTGATATGGCATTGGGTTTTTTCATCAATCAATTTGAGATAGACGAAACTAAATATCATGGCATTGTCGAGAGAAACCGAAACAACGGGCGTAAAGGTGGTGCTCCTATAGGGAATTGCAATGCCAAATCAAAACAACCCAAACAACCCAGTGGGTTAAACTCAACCCAAACAACCCAAAACAAGCTTAATGAAAATGATAATGAAAATGATATAGATAAAGAATCTCCTAACGGAGATAAGAAAACAATTCCCAAAAACAAGGAGGTTGATTTGTCTTTTGTTTCGGAAGATTTTAAGGGCATATTCAAGGAATGGCTTGAATACAAGAGAGAAAGAAAAGAAAGCTATAAATCGGAAAAATCCCTAAAAATGTGCTACAACCGATTGCTAGCATTGAGTGGAAATGATTGCAATAAAGCAAGGCTTGTGGTTGAGCAGTCGATTGCAAGTAATTATGCGGGATTATTTGAATTAAAAAATTATGGAGCAAGACAAAATACAGACATCTACGAGCAGAAGCGAATTGATTCTGAGCGGAGAAAATCTAGACTCATGGCTGAGTTTGCAGAAGCGGATGCAAAATTCCTTGCAGAACAAGAAGCTAAACGAAAAGCAGTTGGCTCTACTGGAGAAATACCCAACACCATCCCGGATGGCGGTTGATTACAATCCTGATTTGCAAGGCAAGCTGGCAAAATCAAATCTTACACTTGCGGATATTGCTTTGAATGATAATATACCTTCGCTTGCAAACATCCGTTCTGTGTACGGTGATGACAACGCACTTAGGTGGCTGAAAGTACAGTTTGACAGCCTTAACGATTACGCCGAGCAGGGAAAGGGTATAACCGACAAACAACTGGATGAACTTTGTATTCTTGTCCTAGGTGAATACTATTGGATGAATTTGGCTGAAATATGCAACTTTATATCCAGATTCAAATTAGGGAAATATGGGCAATTTTATGGAGCTATTGGTCCGATGAAGATTTCATGCTCTCTTCTGGAGTATGTTAAGGAACGTAGGATTGACATTGATCGGCATGAGCGTGAACAATACAGAATCCAACGTGAAAAAGAAATAGAAGAGCGTGGAAATAACAGAATCTCTTATGCTGAATATCAAGAGTTGAAACGCCGGGCTGAATCCGGAGATGAGGAAGCCAGAAAAATGCTGATGTCACCATAAGTATGGCAAAAAAAGTCAAATCGGAAATTGTATATGTCAAATGCCGGAACTGCAAGAATGCCTCAGACTTCGGGGACAATTCTGCGTATTGCAGGGCCAAAGGGCATAGAGTGTGCGCCTGTGACAGATACGGGCAAATTTGTAACAGTTTTCAAAAGAAAGAATCATAACGAAAAAAGGAGAAATTTATGAATACCGAGATGCAGACAAAGATACGTGAATGGGAAGCGGAACGCGACAGGAACCTGCGCATCCACTGTCCTCTTGTAGCCGCCAAATTCCAAAGATGGATTGACAGGGCGAAGAAAGAAGACGATAGACGGTATTTCCAGCCCCGTGGCAAGATTTTCAACAAGAAAGCCTGTAGTTGATGCTTTCATGTAGGAAAATTCATTGTACGGCTTTAAAATAGGTTGTATCAAATAAAATAATTGATAAAAAATACACGATCATGCAAGGAACTGACAAACTGAATACGATAACCAACATCGTATTTGTCCTCACGGACGTTTTAGAGACAAACCTTCTAGAAATGCAGCAGAAATACAAGAAGGAAGGCTTTGAACTCAGACACGATTCAAAAAGAAACTTCAACACAGCCATAGCCGCGATAAAGAGATTGAAAAGTGATGTGAATCATTGTAGCGAATCCACTCAGGAAAACTTCGGCAATGATTCTGACATGGTGAACGCCATGTTGCTCACACTGATTGACAGGTGCGGTGATGATGACAACCTCGCTTATAAGATGTACGAATACATTAAATCTTTCCCGTCCAAACTGAATTTGGACCTGGATTTGGATAATGCGTTCAGTCATTTGTCTAGAAAATCATGAAAACTGCTGATGACTGGAAAACGGTGAGTTAGTGGAAGTTGATTAACAGTTGACTGATAATACAATTAGAATTTAATATCCAATAATTACCATTTACCTGACATCAGGAAAATGGTTCAAAACTATAAAGAAATGAATAAAACTCAAAAGAAATTGTTGGCAAGGCTTATGGCTGTTACAAACAGCCTTGGCGGAACGCTTGACGGTACTGCTACCTGTGAGCAAAAATACATTGATAGGCAACGTGCTCACAGGCTCTCATACAAGGTCATATATGGTTTATTTGGCGATAATCCTAACAATCCCTATCGTGAAGATGATATAAATAATGCCTATAAAGCTATTGAGGAAATGGAGAAACTGGTACAAAAGGTATATCCTGACCGGAGTGGCTTTTTGAAAAATGAAGAAAAACAATAACCCTCAAAACTGAATAAAAATGAAGCAAATAGTGATTGGCGATAAGCCTTTAATGCAAATATCAAAAGAGGATATTTTGCAGGTTGCAGTAATTCAAGGATGCTGTGCTCATCCTGACTATTGGAATTATCCAACTTTGACCGAGTATGATAATACCATGTTTAGAGATTCAGTATGGTGCTCATACAAATCTACACGGAAAGAGGATAATCGAGATAGTAGCGAACTTACTTTCTTTTTGGATACCAAAGATTTGTCCTACCACTATCATAGAGAGTGGTCAACAGAAAAATGGCATGGAGAACGTCTTGGGTTAAATGCAATAAAGTTTTTGATTGAAAAGGGCTATGATGTGCCAATTTATTAATTCAAATATAATTCAAAACAGAACAGTAATGAGCAAATATCAAACAGAAGCTGGGATAGAATGTACTCCCGAAGAAGATAAGTTAATTGACTCTTTGAAACGACTTGCAAAAAAGTGGGAAAAGGATGGTAAGCGTCTTTGGCTGTATTCAGCCAGTGGCTCACTTCACGTAATGATGCATGGAGATACAGACTATAATCCTACACCGGAATTTACGCAATATGGAGGCAGCAACATTGATAATAGTGTAACTACTATTGATGGCATATTAAATGATGGTGGAGATTGGTAATTAACTAAAAACGAAAATAGAAATGAGTGAATTATATATACCGCCTGAGCGATTTGAGAGAGACTTAATTACCGGACGATTTTTAAAGGGTTGTGTTTCTCACAACAAGGGTCGTAAAATGGTTTATCATTCAAAACGTTCCAAGGCCAGAAGTATAAAAAATCTGTCTAAAGGACGTGGGGCTTGGCATAAGACTGGTGCAGGCATGAATAAAAAGAGCGTTGTTTTGATAAAGGATGAGAAATTATGTGGAGTATTCCCTTCGATACAAACGGCTGGTAAGATGATTGGCGTGGCTCCTTCTTTGATCAGTGCTATATGTCGGAAAGTGAGAGGCAAACATACGGCTAATGGATACAGATGTTTTTTCGAAGATAGCAATGATTGGTATAATTTAATTAAACAAGATTATGAATAATGACAGGCAGAAGATATTAACTGATTATATTTCCTACTTATACACAACAGGCAGAACTTATGATACTGTCGGGAAATATATCAAATATGTAACGGATTTTCTTGAACGTACTGAAGATGTCAATCGTCGTGGCTATCTGGTTTATAAGCGTGAAAATGCAGATGTCATGGTGCGTCATTCGCTAATGTGTTCAGCTATATGCGATCTATTATCCTATCTCAACATCGGATATGGAAAAAGGGGAAAGGCGGTGAAACCTTTGGAAAAACTTGATGTCATTTCGGATAAGAACAAGAAACAACTTAATGATTTCATTATATGGCTGACTGACAACAATGATTACTCTTCTCATACAGTTTATATATATTACACATCCATGAAAAAGTATTTCGAATACGCCAATGAGGTAAACATGGATAATTGCAGGAGGTTTATAAAAAGTCTTGAAGAAGAAAAATTATCTCCCGCTACCATCCGTTTGCGAATTACAGCGATCGAAAGATTTTCCAAATGGCTGAAGAAGCCTATAGAACTGAAGCGTCCCAAAATAAAGCGCAAGCTTGATGTGAACAATGTGCCGACCGAGGAGGAATATAACCGGCTGTTGGAATATCTCAAGGCAAAAAACAATAAGGATTACTATTTCTTTATTAAGGTTTTGGGTACAACGGGTGCCCGTCTGTCGGAATTCCAACAGTTTACGTGGGAAGACATCATATCCGGGGAAGTAGTATTAAAAGGAAAGGGTAACAAGTACAGACGTTTTTTCTTCCAAAAAACAATTCAGCAGGAAGCGAAGGTTTACGCTAAAGAATATGGTAAAACCGGGATTTTTGCGGTAGGGAGATTCGGCCCGATCACACAGCGTGGCTTTTCCCAGCACTTGAAAGCATGGGGAAAACATTGCGGCATTGATCCAAGGAAAATGCACGCGCACGCCTTCCGGCATTTCTTTGCTAAAATGTTCCTGAAAAAAAACAAAGATGTTATTCAACTGGCTGACCTTCTAGGTCACGGGAGTGTAGACACAACTAGAATTTATTTACAGAAAAGCTATGACGAACAAAAAAAAGATTTTAATCGAAACGTTACATGGTAGTGTAGCGCAGCTCAATGAACTGTCATCCATGACCGAAGGGATAGACATCTATGACGAGGCCGGGTGTGTTGACACTGATTTTTTGATAGAAGCGATATCTTGCGTCAGTGCCTTCATGGACGCAAGCAACATAGTTATTCAAAAAATATCTTCACTGTTAGCGCCGGATGCTCCAATGGACGAAAAGAAAAAACTTGCTGATGAAGGTAAGAAATGGAATGTGGAAGAAATACTGAAACATTGTACTCTTGAGAACAATATCCTCAAACTTCCTCAAGTTCAATTCAATAAAAAATCTTATGCCGAAGCAAAAAAGTGGATAGAAGAAGCCGGCGGCTCATGGCAAGGTGGGAAGATACAGGGTTTCACATTCCCGTTTAATCCGGAACGTGTGTGTTCCATACTGAAAGAGGGTAAACGGTGCAACCTACAGCAGGATTACCAGTTTTTTGAAACTCCGGCCGATGTTGCTGACTGGCTGGTTATGCTTGCCGGAGGGATACATGAGGATGATACGGTACTGGAGCCGAGTGCCGGGCGTGGCGCGCTTGTAAAAGCAATCCACCGGGCTTGTCCTTCTGTAATGGTTGAATGTTATGAACTGATGCCGGAAAACAGAGAATATCTTCACACCCTTAACAACGTAATATTGCTTGATGAAGACTTTACCAAAGACAGTGTAGGTAGTTATACTAAGATAATTGCAAATCCTCCGTTTTCCGGTAATCAGGATATAGAGCATGTCAGGCTTATGTATGATCGATTGGAACAAGGTGGAACCCTTGCAGCAATAACCAGCCAACACTGGAGATTCGCTTCGGAAAAGATATGTATTGATTTCCGCAACTGGCTGAAAGAAGTACATGGAGAAGTGTTTGAAATCAGCGCAGGCAAGTTTAAAGAGAGTGGCACTTCTGTTAGTACAATGGCGGTCGTTATAAAAAAAAAATTCAAAACTGATGAAAAAAAGAATAAGAAATAAAATGATGAATAATCCCGGAAGGTATAAGCTACATCAGTATTTGAAATATGCTCACCAATGGGCGGATACAGTCAGCTATAAATGCCGGTTATATTTGATATTGGATAATGGGAAAATAGTAAAAACCGATTAATAACATTAAATTATGAAACAGACAGTAGAAGAAGCAGCAATAGAAAGCTGCGTGATAGATAGAAGCATATACAATGACGAGTATCAGCCGTATTACTTGGATGGCTTTAAGGACGGTGCAGAATGGCAGTCCAAGCAATCCCCGTGGATAAGCGTGAAGGAACGGTTGCCGGAACCAAACAAGCTTGTTCTTTGCAGAATGGTATCAAATGGAGCGATTGTTAGTGGCTATATCGTTGTTTCATCCGGGAGATCGCCATACGTTGCGACAGACGGAGGATTTGAATTTGAGGATTGGAACGACTACGAGTGTGACATGTGGATGCCTATTCCGTCTTTTGACGAGATACTCGAAGCCAACAGGGATGTACTGGAACGGATTAAAGAGAAAGGAGACTAATATGGAAATAAATAGCGGAATAATAATAGATGGTGTGTTGTATGAACCATCAGAAGGATTTTGTAATGAATGTTCCTTGTCCCGGGAATGCTGTAATATTTTAGATGAGACCTATTGTTCCATGTTAGATTTGGGGACAGGTCAGTGTTTTATCAGTCGTGGCAAAGTAACGGATATTAAGATAGATAAGGAGGAATAATTATGGGATTTACAACACCGTGCTTTATAAGAAAGAGTCCATATAAACTTATGAACAGATTAAACGAGTTAGGATATAGATTATTCGGATGTGAAATTAACGAGGACTTGTGTATTTTCACCGAACCTGAATATAGGCTATATAGTGTTGAGTTTTTCAGTAATATTCCACATCCCGACGAAACCGATAGCATTGATTGCGGAACTAATGAGGATCTTTTCCTGGCTTTAGCTGCATTGAGGGATGATACAGATAAGTTTCAGTGGTTTATTTCACCCGAAGGAATTTGGGCTTATAATAAAAACAATGACAGTATATCAGTATCTCCTAAATGGCGCAAGGCCACCGTATACGAACTGATTGAACATTTTAAAACAAAGGAGGAATGATGAAAGCAAAGTATTTTAAAAAGATAAGAAACCAAGTTAAGTGGTATAAGGTATCATATAGAGATAGTTTATTTTTTAGTTTTAGCGATGAGAAAGAAATATTGGCTAAATCTCCTGAAAATGCTTGTGTCAGATACCATAAACGTACTGGATGTTTTGTTAACAAATATAATCCCAATAATATTACACAATATAGTGAATCTCTTTCAAGGTTCAAGGTATGTATAGGTAAGAAAGTAATGTATTTCGATTAAATATGAAAGCAAGAGTAAAATCAACAGGGGTTTTGGTGGATGTAACTCCCCAATTAAACATCAACTCTCAACATAGCAGAGATTATTTATATGTATGTGATAACATGGTATTCAAGGAATGCGAACTTGATTTTTCAGCTATTGACTGGGAACAGCGTAGATACGAACTGGCTAAATCCGCAATGCAAGGGATTTTAAGTGACAATACAGAAGTTGGTTACGCTTGTTCGGAAGCAGATTACAAGAAAGGAGAGAAACATACAATACCTATAAGCATTGCCCGGTTTGCAATTGCTTGTGCTGATGCTTTAATTAATGAATTAAAATGATAAAAGTATTAAGAAATAAAACTCCTATCGCTCGCAAAGAGCATAGATGTGAATTTTGCGGTGAAGTAATACACATTGGAGAAAAATATAACAGACAGACCAATGTTTGTGATGATCGTGTTTATGATTGGGTTAGTCACTGTGATTGCACCCAATTAGCCTATAAACTTGATATGTTTGATGATTGTGATGAAGGTCTTGACGGTGATGGGTTTATTGACAACTTGAATCAGTATGTTTATGACAATCATTATGATGATAAAATATTGGCATTATCACGCTATGAACTTGTAAAGAAGGTATTGGACGAATTTATACATTAGTGCTATGGATGATGTAAAATTATCATTAAGACAGATAGAAAAAATGGAACACGCTATAGGGTTTGAGCGTGGTAAAATAAAAAGAAATAGATATAAGGTTTATCGTAACTGGTATATTGTTAATCATCCTGATGATGATTGGGAAGAGTTGGTGTTTATTGGTTACGCTAATAGAAGATTGTTAGATATAGAAAAACAAATTGTGTACCATGTTTCCGAACTTGGAATGAAATATCTAGGTGTGTTATTAGGATGTATAATAACGGAGGAGGAATAAACAAGATCGTAAACTTATTGGATAATTATTATGAGTAAATATAGATACAGAGAAGTAAAGAACTATATCCACAACGAACTAAAGTTGACTAAAGAGGATATAAGGGAGATAATGATTCCTATCATTAGAGAGGAGGTTAAACGAGTTTTCCATAATACTTATGGAAATGATGTTTCTCTGGACAACTGGATTCGATGTATGGTTTCCGATGAAATAAAACGTCAAGGAGGCTTAAACATGTTATGGACTTTAAGTAAGGAGGCAATAAAAACCGAGATAACTGACAAATATTCAATTGAGGTAAATCTTAAAGAAAAGTAAATTATGAAAGCAACAATAAAGGCAACTGGAGAAATTGTAGAGATTAAGGATTTATATGATGATGGTACTGCATTGGTGGGAAACATGTATATCAAGGTGTCAGAACTTAATTTCTTTAGTGAAAACATTGATTGGGAACAACGTAGGTACGAATTGGCAAAAGACATTATTAAAGTTGTTATAGCAAACGATAATGGTGCTAATTCTGAGGCAGCCGCTAAATATTCGCTTAATTGCGCTGATGCCCTAATTAAAAGACTAAAGGAGGAGAATCATGGATAGTGTACAGACACAAACCTTTTCCATTAAAGGGATTGGAGGTGGTGAGGCATATATTGACTTTTGCGACGGCCAATTATGTGTTTCAGTTGTCATAGAAGATAAACAGGCAGATTTTAACTTTGATTCTGTTACGTTAAAGATGTTTGCCTATGCTTATAAATTACATTGTGAAGAGTGTGATAACCAACAAAAGAAAGGAGAATAACCATGACCGAAGAACTTGTAGCATTAGAAACAGCAAAGCTGCTGAAAGAGAAAGGGTTTAATGAGTATTGCAAAGATATTATTAAAGAAGACGATAATCGGATAATGCAATCTGTGTTCCGAACGAATAAGGATTTGCCAAAATTGTGTTATAGTCGTCCCGCTCAGTCCATTGCACAAAAGTGGCTGCGTGACACTAAATGTCTCCATATTGAAATAGGCTATATGTATGGAGATTATTGGCTTTACGATATTCTGACAATACCTACCCATGACTTGATAGGATTGTCTGACAGACCTATTGTCCGTTATAATACCTACGAGGAAGCACTGGAAGCAGGATTACAGGAAGCATTAAAACTTATATGATTATGAAGAAGATATTTTTCAACGATAAATTAGGATTAACCCAAGCGGTATTGGATGGTCGGAAGACTATGGCGTAGATTTGCTTTGGCATATCGAACAGAAGATAAGATACAATGAATTAAGACATATGTTGAACGGAAAAAGATATTGATTATGCCACTGTTTATTTGTAGCAAATGTGGTTGTGTTGAGAATACAGCCACATCGGATTATTGGCCTGTTGTACATAAAATCTTTCCCATAGAGTATGATGCAAGCATAAAGGAGTTTGAAGGAAAACCGTTGTGCTCGGAGTGTGGGAGATTGATATTTGACAGTAAAGGGGAAAATCCGCGTATGATACCGGGGAAGTGGCATGGGAAATTTCCCAAAAGACAAGCCACTGATGCTGAAAAGAGAATGGTAGATAGAAATGGCAGGTTTTAAAAAGAGAAAGGGATGCCTGCAACATCCCTTGAAAGCTACATCAACGAGCTTAAATAATTGATTGACGATGTATATCGGAAAGCGAAAGGTGGAAAAAAGAAAGTTAATCCTATGAATGAGCTTAAACTTGAATTTTAGCAATGAATTTAGGGTACTTTTAGGGTACATGAATTAAATGGTATGTTTTTTTGTTTTATTCATATTTTCCGTAACTTTGAATTGTAATGATCCCGTGTAAAGGAGCGCGGTACGTTCTTCGGACGAAAAGACTTTTATGAAAAAGAAACTTGTAATAAATAGAGAAAAATTTTGCCACTATTATATAGAAACGGGTAACGCATCAGAGGCGTATCGGAAAGCTTATCCGTGCAGTGTGAATTGGAAGGACGGAACTGTGCGCAAACGTGCGTTTGACCTTCTTAAAAATTCAGATGTGGCCTCCCGGTTGAATGAGCTTCAGGTTGAGGCTTGCGAGAGGTTTGATATGAAGAAGGATGATGTGCTTCGCTTTCTTGCAAGCGTGGTGAATGTTGATCCGATAGATCTGCTGTCCTCTGGTAAAGATACATATATGGTAAAGTCTGTTGAGAATATTCCGAAATCCGTCCGTCTATGCATACAGTCAATTAAGAACACTCAATATGGAGTGGAGATACGGCTATACAGCAAGATAGCCGCCATTACACAGATAAGCAAGATGCTTGGATGGGATGCTCCGGTAAAAAGTGATGTCAGTACTAATGTGCGCATGATAATTGGGGACGAGTGATGATAGAGATGGTATTCTCACATAAGTTGTTCAATCCTCTGTTTTGGCATATCCGTAAGGCTATGCATGACAAGAATATCAGGTACATTATAAACAGAGGTGGTTCTTCATCGGGAAAATCTGTATCTACGACACAGGCTGTGTTGTTGTCTGTATTTTCTTGCGAAGGTTCGGCTCTTGTTGTAAGAAAAGTGGGAGCTAGTCTGAGGAATACAGTGTATGAAGAGTTTAAGACCCAACTAAAGGCTCTTCAACTGAGTCAGTTCTTTGTGCCTAAGGAAAATAATATAACTTGTGTAAATGGTTGTAAAATTGACTTTACAGGGCTTGATGATCCTGAAAAAATAAAGTCTATCACTGGATATCGTTGGATAGTGATGGAAGAAGCAACCGAGTTCGAATATGAAGATTTTACTCAGATACGTTTCCGTCTTAGAGGTAAGGAAGGGTTGCAGATAATATGCAATTTTAATCCTGTATCTGAGGATTCATGGATTAAAACGAAAATTCTTGATACTTATGAATGGGACGATCTTCCAAATGAACTATATGGCGAAGTGAAAAATCCTCTTACTAAAAGTTCTTTGCCAAAGGCATACAGCACAATATTAGGGAAACGGGGTTGCAAACCTAGAATGATCGCCAATGAACGTACAGGAAAGCTGGAAAAGTACCCATCGGATACAATAGAACTGCATTCGTCTTATAAAAATAATTTTTGGGTGGTTGGTTCTCCGGACGGTAAATATGGATATTATGACAGGCAGACAATATCCAATTATCAATGGTACAAGGAACATGATTACAACTATTACCGGGTATATGCGCTGGGTGAATGGGGTAGTATTAAGACGGGGGGTGAGTTTCTATATGCTTTCGATTCTAATAGGCATATTAAAACAACACGATATATCAAGGGACTTCCTGTGCATATTTCTATTGATAACAATGTTCTTCCCTATATTTCGATTTGTTTTTATCAAGTGGACGGAAGTCATATAAGGCAGTTTAATGAGATATGTGCCGGTGATCCCTTTAACACAGTAACGCAGGCATCTCGGATGGCTGTTGATTATCTGCGGTCAATCAGATACAATGATATGCTGTATTTATATGGTGACGCTTCAACAAGGAATGGGAATACTATAGATGATGAAAAGAGGTCATTCCTTGACAAGTTCGTAGAAGGGCTGGAAGGTACTTACCATGTCGAAGAAAGGATACCATATTCTAATCCGTCCGTGCCCATGTCTGGTGAGTTTGTCAATTACATGCTTGATGGTGGTTCCGGAATGTGTTTTTCAGTAGATGACGGATGTAAGAATTCAGTTGTTGATTATAATAATGCCAAGAAGGATGTTAACGGTGGAATGTTGAAGACGAGAGTTAAGGATAAGGTTACGGGGCAGTCTTATGAGAAGTACGGGCACATTTGCGACTGCTTACGTTATATTACCGTATGGGTGTTTAAGGATGAATATACTCGTTTCTCCTTAAAAAGAAAACGAAGTAAAATTAAGCAGGAAAATAAAGATATGAGATATTATGATATATCTAAAAATATTCAGGGGACAAGACTTGTATATGTTCTTCCCGAATATGCCGGAAAGTTTATTATGGTTTCATGTTATGTAAATGAGCGAATATATATCGATAATGTGACATATATAAGTTCATTTGATGAAAATGTTCTTCTGTCATTTTTAGAAGGGATATCTCCTGCGGAGATCTTGTTTGAAAGTGAAAAAAATTATTTTCCTATAGCACGGGGCTTAAGGGATAGATATGATGTCAGAATCATACATAAAAATATGGGAGCAGACGCTAGGATATCTGCTTTTTTGGATTTTATCAAAAATAATGTGATGTTCCGTTCAGACTATGACAAGATACCGCAATACAATGAGTTTATGGATGGAGTATTGGACTATAATGGTTCAGATGATTGCGCTGCAATTTATTCTGTAGCAGCACTGTCTTATTACGTATCGAAAAAATATAATATATAATTGGTATATTTTTAAGATATATCAAAACTTTGGCAAAAAAATATCGGATGTTGTACAAAAAATGTTGGTCTTTTTTTAATATGGGTATTTTTAGAGTATATAAATTGGAAGTTTATTATTTTAATTTATATTAAACGAAAATAATATTTGAATTACTTGTTAATTAATAAATTAATTTGTTCCTTTGTAACAGGCAATTGCCTTCATGGTGTGAAGTTGCACCATACCCACTTTTAGAACGTGATCACTGTGGAGGCAATTGCTGTATTATAACGGCGGTTGCCTTTATTGTTGTATATGAGACACTGGTTTAAGATACCTTCTTTAAAGAAGTCAAATAAGGATATGTATGATGAAGCCACCTATCATGGTAAGGATGATGGGGGTAATTTTATTTATGTACCTAAATGGGTAGAGAGCCTGTTTCCTGGCAATAAAGGAAATATAGATTACGATATGTCTACTGTTGAGGGGAAAGCAAGAGCCTTGCATGAATGTTGGCCGTTTGCAATGGTTCTAGATCATTGCGGAAGAATGATTCAGAACGGAAGATATTACGTGACAGATATGAACGGGAATGAAAAGAGGAGTTTTAAAGATATTGTGACTCTCTTAAATCGTCCAAATATAATACAGAGTGGGCGTTCCTTTATAAAACAGGTTGAGATATCCTTAAAATGTTTCGGATTTTGCCCTATTTATACATTGAGAGTTTTAAAGTCCGACCTGCCTAAATCCATGATGGTAATACCTCCCGAATTATTTTATATGGAATCATTCGGTAAAGACCCATTTACTCAGACAGAACTTTCTTCAATTGCTAAAAGGGTATATATACGTTGGGGAGATGTAAATATAGAGCTTGGGGATGAGGAATATTTTGTCATATACGATTCAATAATGGATATTCCAAGCAATAATGGAGGGAAAATTGCCTTCCATTCCCCTGTAGACGCATTATCTTCGCATACGCGAAACTATATGGCTCAACTGATAGGGAGAGGAAATCTTATAGTTAATGGAGGTCCAAAAGGGATATTGTACGGGAATGATACGACTGATGTAGGGAATGCCGCCATTACTCCGTCTGAATCCCAAAAATTGCAGAATGATTTTAAAAGGAAATATGGCATAGTGCATAAGTTGTATGAAATCATGGTGACTCCTAAGAAACTGGGATGGATTACATTAGGATCAAATACGGAACAATTGAAGCTTCATGAGGAAGATAAGGCGTGTTTGGAGGCGATAGCTCAGACCATAGGTTTTGACGCCAATCTGATTATACAAGGAAGTACTTATGATAACTCTTCTCAGGCAAAGAAAGCGGCATATCAGGATCTTATTATTCCTGACAGTGAATGTATAACAGAGGCTTTGACTAATGCTATATGTAAGGACAGAGCAATAATCAAAATGGACTTTACTCATGTCGCTTGTCTTCAAAAGGACATGAAAGAGTTGGCGGATGCCTTGTCTACGGCCTCTAATGCTATAGCTTCATTGTATAACAACCGGCTGATTACTTTTGAGGAGGCAAGAACTGAGATGTCTAATTTTACAGATATTGATCCGGATAACCCAAAAGGGGAATTTAAAATAGAAATAAATAATGATGGAGACAAGCAAATACAAGGACAGGCTGGGGAAGCAGTATAAATCCTTAGCTTTTTATGCAAAGGAGATACAATATGATTCTGGCAGTAGAACTATCAGTGGTTATGCTGCGGTTTTCAATAGCATTGATAAATCCGGTGATATGCTCCTGAAAGGTTGTTTTTCAAAGAGCATACAGGAGAGAGGTCCGGAAAGTTCTGCTAATGATAAGATTATCATGTTGTGGATGCATGACATGCATGAGCCTATAGGACGCATTACGCTTCTGCAAGAAGATGAGAAAGGGCTTTACTTTGAAGCGTCTATTGATGATGTGGAAAGAGGAAATCAAGCGTTGAAACAGCTTGAAAGTGGAACTTTGAACCAGTTCTCTATAGGTTATAGTTATGTATGGGAAAAATGTGAATATGATAGGGAACGTGACTGTTTGGTTGTAAAGGAAGTTATTCTATATGAGATATCCGTAGTGTCCATAGGATGTAACGGGGAAACTGAATATCTTGGTCTGAAATCGGCAGAAGAATATGAAAGTGCGTTGGAATCACTTCCGGTTGAAATAAGTGATGTATGTAAAGGACTTCCAATAAGGAAGAGAGAGGAAGTTCAAACGTTAATAAGAAAAGCGATGTCACTCGCTCGATACAAGCCGGCAGACAAGCCACTTGATGAAGAGGGAGCCGATGAAAAAATAAAACTATTTACAAAACCTTTAAAACTTAAAGAAGCATGAAATTTGACTTTTTAAGCAAAATTGATTTGTCGGTAATGGATGAGGTTTCCGTGAAGTCATTACAGGCGTTGCAGGACGCAATAAACGCTACTGTAGGTGATTTCATGGACGATACTATCGACAAAAAAACTTTTGAGGATAAATTAAATGAGGTTACTCAAAAGATAGACTCCGAAAAGGAATTGGAAACAGTGCGTAAGGAACTTGGTGAGATGAAAGAGATAATTGTTCGCATTAAGGGTGCAATGCATAAGAATGAAGATGGGGAAACGGTTTTCAAATCTGTAGACCAGCAGATTGAAGAGCAATTGAAGGATTTTATCACAGTAGGCAAGCATGGAGAGAAAACTGTGGACTTGAAAACAGCTTGCAAGCAATCTCCCGGTTTCAAGAAAAGCCTTACACTTGTTATAAACAAAAAGGTAGTTGAGCCCTTGAAGAGTACAGGTGTGGCACCACATTATAACATGACAATTGATAGTCAGTTATCTGTTGATCCGCGTTCTCAGACTGTAATCCGTAAATTCGCCAATGTGGCGGCAATATCTACACGATCATTAACTTATGCGGAGTTCAATCCGGGTGAAGAAGAAGCCGAATGGGTTCCAGAAGGCGGTCTTAAGCCTATGATGAGCGGTACATCGTCAGAAGTTACTATCAATGCTGGCAAAGTGGCTCTTGGCACAAAAGTAACCGAAGAAACATTATCTGATTTGCCTCAGTTGGTTGCGGAGGTTAGGGCTGAGATTATCAATCGTATTGGTTTGAAAGAAGAAGAAGGTATTCTGTCTGGTACTGGTTCTGGTGGTCAGATTAAAGGGATTGGGAGTGATATACCTACATTCTCCTTGACAACTCTGAAAGTAGATAAGCCCAACACTTATGATGTTATTGTTGGTATGTATACACAGATTGTGTCAATGTCCAATATGGCTTATCGCCCAAACCTTGTGCTCATGCATCCTCTTGACTATGCACAAATGCAGTTGACTAAGGATGTTAATGGGCAATATCTTCGTCCTTTCCGTATTGGTGATGAACTGATTCAAGGTCTGAGAGTGGAAACCAGCACTGCAATCAAACAAGGTGATATTTGGGTTGGAGATTTTAACTATCTTAACATCCGTGATGTATGGGTCCTTACCATTACACTTGGGTGGGAAAATGATGATTTCACTAAAAATATGGTGACTATCCTTGGTGAGAAACGATTGATGGTTTATATCAAAAAACAATATAAAACAGCTTTTGTCAAGGATAAGATTGCAACCGTTATTGAAGCTATAACCCCCGTCGCTGCCGGCGGATAAATTTATATATGCTATGAAGGTAAATTTGACTAAAACTTATGAGGTTGAGTTCGCAAAGGACGGAGCTTCTTATAAAAAAGGTGATAAGGTAAGTGTTAATATGTTACTTGCAGCTAAGTTCTTCCAAGATGGGCGTGTTGCCACCGTTCCTACGGAATTGATAGAGGACGCTAAGAAAATCGGTGCTGAAGACTTGTTCAATAAAAAGAAGAACCTCAAAGATATTGTGTAATGTTAGTGGATTATACTTTTTTTCAAGGAGGTATTCTTGATATTGAGGGTGCTGTATTGAATATACATACTCCCTCTGAGACTAATAAGGCGATAGTTGACAGCCTTCAAGGCTTTGTAATGCAATATGAGTCGGAATATCTGGGAAAACTCCTTGGAGAGAAGTTGTATGAGGAATTCTCATCATATATTGCCAACGAAGGGAAAACGAAGGAAAAAAGATGGGATGATCTTATAGCGCGTCTTGTCGTGAGATATAGTGATGGCGATAGGGAGATTTCCAAATCCCCCATCGCCAACTATATATACTTCCATTACTTGAGACATAATCACACTCAGGCGACTATTACAGGAGTGAAGGCTGATGGAGATGATGGTCGTCTTGTAAGTCCCGAAAGGAAAATGATATTCGCATGGAATGACATGGTAAGAATGAATATCAGACTTGTGAGGTGGCTTAAATCAAATAAAGCGGACTATCCGGATATCGCCACCGATTTCGAATTGTTGGAAACAATTAATTCTCTTGGAATATGATAATCGATATAATATCAGATGTATGTGCTTCCTTGTCAAAAAGAATGGATAAACAGATAAATTACATATATGGTGACAGTTCTTATATAAGGGAAACACTTCTTCTTCTTGGGAAAAGCAGGGTGACAGCATCGGGAAAATTCCCAATGATAGGGCTGTATGTTCCCTTAGACGAGGAAAGGGATAGTGAGGATTATTTTTGTAAGGCATCTGTAAACATAATAATCGCTACCAATACATTGGAAAAGTATACAAATGAACAACGTCGTGAGATATCTTTTGAAGGTATTCTTCGACCTTTGTATTACAGATTCATAGAAGAGTTAAAAAAATGTGATAAATTTGATTTCGGTTACTCCGGTATTGTAAGCCATACATATTCAGAAAATTATAGTTTTGGAAGACGTGGTGCTGTTGATGTTGACGGTAAGGAAGTTGGCGAAAAGATAGATGCTATTGAAATAAAGAATTTGGATTTAACAGTTAAAAATCAGAATTGTTATGCGAACAGATATTAGAGAGTGCGGCAGCACGTCCGGATTTAATACTGGAATGAGTTACTGCCCCCTGCAACCGGACAAGGTCGCAGGTGTTATATTGGTCATTCATGGCAAAAAACTGCTCAAAGAATTGACTGCTGAGGCTTTGGAGGAAGCCTGTCATGCTGATTATCCGGACAGAATTTATCCTATTACAGGATTTTCGGAATACGCGGTAAGCGGCGGTGAACCCAATACAACAGAAAATGGTTATGCCGGGTCGGAAATAACGGGCTATTCGGCAAGGACGGATACATTCACGTTGCGTAAGTTTAATCTAGCTTTACAAGCTAATCTTGTAGCCAACAAGGATACATTGTTTGATATGTATGTTTTTGACAAGAATAATGTAATCTACGGAGAAGATGACGGGACAGATGAACTTGCGGGTTTTGCATTATCTGGTGTTTACCCTACAGGACAGGCTTATGATTCAAGCGGTCAGAAGGCTTATCTTGCGTTTAATGCGATGTATTCCGATACCGAGAAGATGATGAAAAACATGTCTGTAAAGCAAGCGGGTGTCAATTTGGAAAATGTTCTCAAGGGATTGAATTACGTTGATTTTGTCAAAATGACATCTCCTGAGAATACATATAAACTCGTGGATCACTATGACCGCACAGACCTTACTGCATATTATGGCGCTGTATTGTCTGAGAAGGCTTCAACAGTCGTTTCTGGTGCGTCAGCACTGCAATACAGTAACGGTGTGCTTACAGCGACAGGAGGTGTACCGGCGCTTAAATCTCCTTCTATATTACAGGCTAATGGGGTCATTGGGATTGAACAATGGGTACAATGAGAATTAATGGAGTCACATTTATAGAGTCCGAGGTGGCCAAACTTTCATTGGATGAGTTTGTCGCTCAGAATATAGATGTATTCTGGAAGGACATTTCTAGAGAAAGGCGGAAATCAAGGCTGGTTTCCGTATATAATAGAATTATCAATAACAGTAATTTAGGAGGCGGGGGAGATTGATCCCCCGTTTTTGCTATGACATTGGAGGAATACGCGAGATGTTGGAAGAAATTGGCTGATGGCATTCAGCCAATGATAAGGGATAAGATGGAAAAGGATGCTCCTCAGTTTGAGGAATATGTACGAGAACAGCTATATAGTGGTGTTGATGGAGATGAAAATCCTTTGATCCCTGGATATACTGAGGACCCATACTTTAAAAAAACTTATGGAGAGCATTGGAAGAAAAACGCCGAACGCTATAAAAATTGGAAGACAAAGATACAGAAACCGAAACCTTCATATCTGGGTTTTTCTGCAAGAGGGAACAATACTCCAAACCTTATCATACGTGGAGATTTTTATAGTTCCATCACGGCAATACCAATATCAAATGGTATAAGGATTGCCAGCTATGGCGTTTCTTTTGGTTCTGATATTGAGAAGAAATATGGCTATAAAATTTTCAAGGTAAGCTCCAAAGCAAGGAGGCATTATGTTACGTACAGGCTTATGCCCTCTATTGATAAATTTATAAGGAGATGTGAACTATGAAAAACTGCTTGTGCCAAGGAAATAAGTCAATGAGGGAGATGGAACATATGCGTTCAATCGCGGAGAAGGCTGCTGTTATGGATGAATGTGTTTATATATTATACAAGGTTGGAGATGTGTATAAATTCTGTCGTGAAGGTGAAAACTGGTCAGGCGAGTTTATTGAATTCATATTTCCGTGAAATGGTTATTTTTATCATTCTATTATTTGGCGTTTGCCGTATTATTTATTAATTTAGCGACAGCGATAGATAGAGGTCTCGCATAGAAAGATATTATATATTCATTAAGAGTAATGGATATGATGCGGTGGCCGACTCCTCTATATCGGTTGCCGCATTTTTTATATCCCGTATTAAGATGTACGGAACATCTTGTGAACGAAAAGACATGAAAACGAACCAAATCATGATTCGCCCAATGGGTGATTTTAAAGTAATTCAGAGAACTAAAGATGCGTTTTTCAACGCTACAAATTTATTGAAACAGTGGAATCAATTAAAAGGTATGAAGAAGGAAGTTAATGACTACTTCGGTTTATCTTCCACTAAAGAGTTCATTTACACTATAATGGAAAGAGAAAATTATGATATGGGTAATTACCCCTATCATAAATCAAGGGCAAATAAAGGGGATAATGCGGGTACCTGGATGCATCCATTACTTTTTATTGATTTTGCAATGTGGATAAATCCGTCTTTTAAATATGATGTTCTCAAATTTGTATATGATGAAATGATAAAATTCCGTAATCTTGCTGGCGATGCATACCCATCCATGTGCAAAGCGGTCAGTTCTATTTTGCCGGATGACCTATTTAAACAAAAGGTTAAAGATTTGGCAAAATCTCTCAATATCATAGTCTATGGTAAACATGAATCAGAAATGCGTAATAAGATTGGTGATGAGGCTAAAATTCGCGAATTGTATGAGTTGGAATTACAGATAGCTCAATGGATAGATTTAGGCTTCATCAAAGACTATAACAGCCTTAAATCCACATTGACTAAGTTGTATTACCGGAAATATCCTAATGTTCTCCCAATGTAAATATTGATTTTCCTCAAATGTCTTGTGCGAAAAGATATTTATTTTTTAATTGAAAAACAAAACTATCATTTATGTTGTAATTTAGATTTTGTCTAAATTGTGAATGTAATATTTAATGGCATTAATGAACAAATGAACACTATTACAAAAATTTAACACATAATATTCCCTAATGTCATTAGAAAGATGGATATTATGCGTGTGAAAATAACAATGAAAAATATATTTTCATTATTTGTTTGTTTGAAAAATTGTTGTACCTTTGTAGCCGTTGCAAGTAGAGAGGCAACAGACACATGATTAAACAATCGCTCAAACGTGAGCCTTCTTTATATTTGGAAATCCGTTGCCTCTCTACTTTAGCAACGGATTTTTTCTTTCCTATAAGTCAGATTAAATCCACAATCGGTTCTATCAGTGCCCACCGAGCGGAACTTTGGATTAAACCAATGACAGCCGTGAGATAAAAAGGCTCTTCTGTTTTATACTGTATGTCTTTTATTGGCAAGACCTGCTCTGTTCCCATCACCTAACAACAGGCGCCCAAGCGTTGTATTACGATAACCAATAAGAGATGAAGCAAAGATGTTGGAGAAGCATCCAGTATTAAAGCAACAAAATGAATAATTGAAGTTTAACAATGTTCATCCGCCTCCTAATAATTATCTTGGGAGAAAGGGTGAGGTATAAAATTAACCAATATGACAGAACTCGTATTCAAAGGTCAGAATGACCAAGTTTTAACTAACAGCCTATTGGTGGCTGAAAAGTTTGGAAAAGAACATAAGCATGTCTTAGATGCTATTAGAGAGCTTATACAGGGGTGTGCCGAAACTTCGGCTGACCCTATGCCCATGTTATGCGTGATATTCGCAATCTATTATCGCAAGGTGTAGCCGAATCCAATTTACTTTGCTGAAAATAACCAAATTATTATAACTATATAAAAAAAGTATTATGGTAGTATTAGAATTAATTATGGTCATATTTGCAATCTTGCAAATTATTTTATTCTTTAAACTATGGAGAATGGCTGATAATGTAAATGAAATTGTAAGAAAAATGAGATTCCCTTATAACAAGTCTGAATCTTCATATCCTGAGTCGTATTCAAAATTCCTTTTTTTGCTGTACAATAAGAGTAAGGGTGATGCAAAAGAATATTTGTTAAAAGTAATGTGGGGAAGTCGTGATATGAATAGTTTAGTTTCTTGTAGTAAAGTTAAAGATTTTGAAACATATTATCATTATCTGCAATTAAAATATCAAAGTTGGTTTGATAAACTAGGCGAGGAATTTCCTTCATTTGATAATTTAAAGAAAGAAAAAAAATAAAATCCTTTTTCATTGGGAGAAGCAAAAACTTCTCCCTTTTTTATTTCCTTATCTTCATAATATCAATAAAATCACTATCTTTGCTCTTAGAAGGTGCATGAAGTCATGCACTACCCAAAACTTACGAAAAGACCATGGCAGGAGCAGAATTTAAGATTACTGATGCGATTGATCCTAACATCGTTAAGAAGTTAAATGAGATAAGGATTAATATTCAAACCACATCTTCCGAATATGCGAATTTCACAAAACAATTAAGTGATGGTATTAATTTTAAGCCGGGTAATCTAAGAGAATACCAGTCTAAAGTTGACAGTTATAATGCTACAATTACCAAATTATATGCTTCTCAAAATAGGTTGTCTGAATTACAGGCTAGTCAATTAAAGTTATTGACCGATATTTCCCGTAAGATAGAGCTTCTTACCAAGCCATTGAATACATTAGCAGACAAAATAACGGAAGTAAAAGTAAATTTGAGAGGTGCTTCCGAAGATCTGAAAAACGTGTCACAAGATGCGGAAAATGCTTCTGTTTCATTTCAAGAAGCATCTAAGAAAATATCCATGACTGCTGCTGATTTTGATTCAATCCGTCAGACGGTAAAGGCTTTTGATACACAAGCCTCCGAATTGAACAGTAGGTTAAGTGATAACAAAGAAACAATTTCAGCCTTAAGAACATCTCTGAGGGAATTATCAAAGGAGTATAAGAAAGGTGCTATCAGCGAAGAGGAATACAAGTCCAAAAGAGATGCTACGGTATCCCAGTTACGCATGCTGACAGAGCAGAATAAACAGTATTCGGCGATATTGAGAAATCATACGCAGGTAGCGATTGCCACAGCAGGAAGCTATAACGAGATGAAGGCTTCAATGCTTCAGTTGGAAAAGGAATATTATAACCTTTCACAAGCTGCACGCGAGGGAGCAAAAGGTATGGATATCTTGAACAATATCGGCAAGTTGAATCAACAATTAAAGGATATAGATGCACAGATGGGCAATTACCAACGTAATGTGGGTAATTATGCTTCGGGTTGGAATGGTCTTAATGTTTCCATACAACAGATTGCGAGAGAACTTCCGTCTTTGTCTGTTAGTGCCAATACTTTCTTTCTTGCCATATCCAATAACCTTCCTACATTTATTGATGAGTTAAAGAAAGCAAGGGGGGAATATGAACTTCTTAAGAAATCGGGGCAGACTGCTACACCTGTATTTAAACAAGTATTAGGCTCCCTTCTTAGTTGGCAGACAGCTTTAGTTGTTGGGATAACTCTTTTATCGAGTTATGGAGGTGAGATAACCAAATGGGTAGGTAGCCTGTTTGATGCAAGAAAAGAAATTGATTATCTAAAACAGTTTCAGGAGGATTTGAATAAAGCTCAAAAAGAAGGTGTGAAAAATGCCCAAGATGAAGCTGTTAAATTGGATATATTATATAGGGCTGCTGTCAATTTGAATAAACCTATGGGAGAGCGGAAAAAAGCCGTTGAGGAACTGAAGAAGCAATATCCTTCATACTTTAAAAATATAAGTGATGAAAACATTCTTGCAGGTAAAGCGGCTGATAGTTATCAAAGGTTATCTAATGCCATATTAGCTTCGGCTAAAGCTAGAGCTGTGCAAGATCGGCTTGTAGAACAGGCTAAACAAAAATTAGACTTGGAAGATCAGTTGGCAGAAAAAGAAGAAAAACGTGCGAAACTTGAATCTGCTAGAGATCAGATGAAAGCACAATATGAATCCAGTCAAGGGGCAGCTATGGATACAGCTAGAGACATGTATGGGAAGTTAAACAAGCAGGTTGAAGATTTGGATGAAGAAATAGGTTCTATATTAAATCAGATATATCGGATAGATAAAGCTAGTAAAGATATAGCAAATTCTATTGATATTGAAGATGTTACATTTGATCCTCATTCTGTTGATAAAGCCGCAAATGATCTAGCACAATATATAGAGAATCTTAGGAATAAAATGGCTGACTTGTCCGTTTCTCTTATAGAGGATGAGCACCAGCGTAATCTTGCTGCCATAGAGAAAGAATATAAAGACCAGATAGCAGTTATAAAGGGATATTCTGAGGAAGAGAACAAACTCCGGGAAATGTTGGTTCAAGAGAGAAAGCAGAAGGTAGCGAAAGAGAATGAGGAATATGCTAAGAAGTTGGCAGAGGCCGAAGAAAAAAGGATCGAGGAAAAGAAAAAGTATACCGATGAGATGCTAAGACTGGAAGAAGAACAATCATCTCTCCGTATAGCAGCTACAAGTACTGGATATAAGGAGCTTGAAAACATTATAACAGCCAATTACGCAAAAGGTCTGATGTCGCGAAAAGAATATGATGAAGCCATGCGTGAATTGGAGAAGCAAGCCGCAAACGAGCAATTGCAGATACAGATAGATGCTACTGAAAAAATGATCGAGATAGCGGAAGCATCGGGCGTGGTAAGCAAGCAACAGATTGAAATGCTGAGAGAATCCATAAAGGCAATGGAAGCAGAGATAGGTTCCATAAATGCGGATGATCAGGTGAAAAAAGCGGAAGAGCAACAGGATATTACACGAAGGAATTTTGAAGCGTTGAAAGGTTATTCTTCTGCATTGAAAGATCTTGCATCGGATATCGATAGCCCGTTTGCCGGTATATTTGACGGGATGGATAAGGGATTCAGTATTATGTCTGATAAGATATCGGGTGTTTGGAAAGAACTTACAGACGGTGAGAAGATGGAAAGAACCACCGAGATGTGGGCTTCTATGGTTAGTGGAATTGGTGAAATGATATCATCCATTTATGATCGCCAGATTGAGGCTGTTGAGGCTGAACAGGAAGCGAATGAGAAAGCTGGTGAAGAGGAAATTTCCCGTATAGAGGCTTTAGAAGAAAAAGGGGCTATAACAACAGAAGAAGCCGAAGCGCGTAAACGTGCGGCGGAAGATAAAACGGCACAAAAGAATGCCGAATTGGAGAAGAAAAAAGCTGCATTAAGAACAAAACAAGCAAAGTTTGAGAAAGCTACCAGTATAGCTGAAGCGGCTATACAGATAGCAGGTGGTATTTTGCAGACCATAAAACAATTGGGTTTCCCTGCTGCAATACCTATGATAGCTGCTCTAGGTGCTATGGGGGCGATACAGCTTGCTACTATTATAGCGACTCCTATTCCAAAATACGCCAAGGGTACTGATTCGCATAAAGGCGGGTTGGCTGTAGTGGGTGATGGTGGTGTCCCTGAAACAATCGTTACTGAAAAAGGAGCGTATATTACTCCGTCTGTCCCTACTTTGGTTGACATCCCTAAAGGTGCGAAGGTTATACCTTATGCAGTGGATATGGACAGGATAAAGGCTCATGCAAATGATTTTGATGGTCTTATGGCATATAGAAGCGAAAACAATCTTCCTCCTGTATCAATAGTTAATGATTATAGCGAACTGGAGAAAAAGATAGGGCATCTGGAGAAATCACAGCAGATAGGGTTTTCAAAGTTAGCCAAGGCGATAAGAGAAAACAATTATCAGCAATTTTCAAAAAGTATCTGATTATGAGGTATACAAGTGACATATATGAACTTCCCTTGTCCGTTTTTATAGAGATCTATACCAATGATAGCAATACTATCGAATTTGACGGTGAGGACAAAGGGGCCGCATCGGCAAAAATTATCAATGACTATATAGAAATTGTTGGGAGCAAACAGTTGTCCTCTGAGATATTGAATTGTAATGAACGTATGAATCTCGCAATGACCGTGGAGTGCATGAAGGCATGTGAGAACATGATGAAGTTGAAAATGTATGATGAGGTGCATGATATTCTGATGAAGATAGGTTATTCGTGCAAGAAAGGTGATGTAATGGCCATGAATGCTAGAATATCCGCGTTAAAATCCCGTGCACAATATGATTTGGACAAGATAAGTAAGGAAAAGAATGAGGAACCGAAGGAGAAGCCTACAAAACGGGGGTTTATAAACGAAGTTGTCGCTATTGGAAAATATAATAAGATGCATATCAATCTGAAAGAATGGACCGCCGGATCTTACGCCTGTCTTGTTAGGCAGACATGCGATGAAATCGATGAATTGAATCGTAAAAAGAAATAATTATGTATTATCGATGTGAGTTACTTATAAATGGTCTGAAGTACAGGGTTACTGATGATCTTGAGAATTGGGACGAGGTGAAGGCTAGTTTCAAGAGAAATGACTATGACGGTGTTATCCGTACTTTTTCTAACAAATTTTCTTTTGCTGGGGATGCTAGAAGATTGCTGTTAAAACAATATGATGAAGATTATCTGAATGCTTCCGCTTTAATAATAATAAGTACAAGAAATAACAGTTGGTTGTATAATGAACGGTTTAGTTGCGCTCTCAATTTCTCTACATTGCAGGATAATGGTCGTATCTTACAGATAAATGCCGTGGATGATAGCGTGGCGTCCATGATAAAGGCTAAAAGGGGAACCCAATATGAATATCCTGTTGAAGAGGTGAAAAGCCCCATTCCTCTTGTTTATGACGGGCTTGAACTTTCAGAATCGGCAAAATGGCTATCCACAGGTGACATATATAATGGTGAGATAGGTGATCTATTGGATAATGACAAGTACGTATATGCAAACTTTTCTTCCAATTGGCAGCCTATGCAATTATATACGGAGGCAACAGATATCAACATAGGCAATGCAACGGAGATATTAGACCAATCGTATATGGCATTTCAAGACCAGTATCTTGATGGTGATGGCAACGTGGCGGACGGATACAAGGATGAGAATACCATTGTAACAGCTTTGAAAAGCGTCAAACTATCTGTTGATATCAATTTTAATTTTTTCATTCGTTATCAGTCGCTAGCATGGGGATCTGCTCATGGAGTTGCTCTCCGTCTGGCGAAAATCGGCACGGACAACAAGACAACGACAGTGATAATAGAACATTTTTGGACTACTCCCGAAGAAACATTGCAGGAAAAGGAATATTCGGAGCATTTTGATGTGCCATTAGACAAGGGAGAAAAACTTGTCCTGATGTGCAAACTTGAATGTACATTGATAGGCGGAGGTAGTGCCCGTGTGTATTATCCCATGTCTTCGGATAGCCGTGTTACAGTATCGTGGAAAAATCGAATAAATCCTGTTGAGATGGATGTTATAAAGCCCGATACATTGCTGAACAGACTGCTTAAAAGTATTAATGGAGAGAAAGATGGTTTGACTGGAGTGATTGAGGGGACAGGAGATAGAAGGCTTGATAATTGTATGCTCTTGGCGGCTGAATCAGCCCGTAAGATTCCTGGAGCCAAAATATATACATCCTTCACCAAATTTGCAAACTGGATGAGTTATGTGTTTGGTTATGCTTACGACATATCCGGGAATACAGTAACTTTTCGGCATAGAAGCAAATACTTCTCGGATGATGTTGTCAAAAGGATAGATGATTTATCTGATTATGAGATGAAGGTTAATTCTGCATTGGTGTATTCTCGGATACGGATAGGCTTTGACAAACAGGATTACGACACGGCTAATGGAAAGGATGAGTTCCGTTTTACGAATGAATATACCACAGGCGTGACCATGACGGACAATAGCCTTGAAATGATATCTCCATACCGTGCGGACGCATACGGCATAGAGTTCCTTGCTGACAAGATAGGTGAAGATACTACAGACAACGAAAGTGACACTGATTTATTTATGGTAGGGGTAAATTCTGATTCGTCTGGACTTAAGTATATATTGAACAGGGATTATCTTATGGGTGGCGTTCTCAGCCCTGACACAATGTTCAATGCCATGTTTTCCCCTTCTTCTATGGTTTTGGCCAATGAAGCATACATCGGCTCATCTGTTGAGATGCTTACTTTTGCGTCATCAGATGGTAATAGTGATGTGGGTATTGATGGAATGGGGGAAAGTAGGGATATAATTCTTTCAAAAAGGATGTTTACTGTGGCGGAGGTGGAATTTGAGACTTCGGATGTGGAACTTCCGGAAGATCTTACAGGAATTGTTGAAATGGAATACCAAGGCAAAGTTGTACAGGGATATTATCAGCAGGCTGATTACAATTTTACAAAATCACAAAGTTCAAAGGTAACTTTGATCGTGAAAAATTTAAATTCGTTATAAAGATTCAAATTTTAATTGTTATATTTGCAATGAAAGCTTGTGAAGTCACAAGTTACTAGAAACTTACGAAAAGACTATGATATCAATCGGAGATGTTTGTCCGTTATTCTTTAAACCGCTGAAATATAAATATTCAAATGCTGGATGTTTCAGACAAGTATTTTCTGTCTCAGACAACATCCTGCTGCAAATCTTTTGTGATAACGGCGAAAAACCTTCAGCTTATTTGAATGATAAGATCGGCAATATTTCCTCCAAGATAACACTGCTTACTTATGATGTAAATGAAAGCATTAAGATGTATTATGCTTCATTATCTCCTTCGGAGGGGATATATACAGTAACTATAGGCGATAAAGAATGTGAGGAGTTCTGCGTGTGTGAGAATATAGGTGATTCTATTCTGATTGAATATTCCCATAAAGATAATAATTCTGCGTTTGATAATATATTCTGGATTGATGAGGTTCGGCAGATGTTCCAGTTCAGAATAATAGGAGGATTCAAGCCGGATGGGGTGGAGTTGAAAGTTGAAAACGAACAGTTTGTGAATCAGAAGCAGGAGATAATAGAAATGTATTCTCTCCCTTATAAAACATTTGATTTTGTTTTCGGGACAAGTTGTGGCGTTCCGTATTATATAGCGGAGTTTATAAATAAGGTACTTTGCCTTTCTCACGTCAGCATAAACGGTAATTTGTTTGTACGGGAAGGGGATTCTGTCCCGGAAAAGATTGATACAATAGGTAAGAAACAGATGTTTATATATAAAGTGACTTTACGCCCTAGACAAAATGATATCGCCGGGATCGGAGGCAAAACAGAGATTGCAACTTCATCTTCAGGAATCGCGTTTTTACTAACTAATCCAGAAGAGGACGATGTGTTGAAATATAAGAAGGCGAAAGCTGCTTTTGTTAATGAAAATTACGTGTAATCATGGCTAGAAATCGTCCTATAAAGATATTGTGGTACGGTTCGGAAACGGATGATGAAGGAAATCCGATTATACCGAAAATATCCCCGTCATTTGAAAAGCGACTGGAAGGGTTGAATGAGGGAGAGATATACATACATAATGATGATAATAATCCTTCTATTTACATAAGAACCAATAAAGACAGGGTTGTTGCCATATCGGGAGGTGCAAATATAAGTGAATTGGCTAAATATTTTTTGCGCAAAGACAAGGAGGACTCTACAAATTTTCTTTTATCATTACTGGGCGGAGTCTTGATTAAGAAATATGCCAAGTTCGGTGATTTCGTTACTGGTGTATCAGGTGGATACATAGACGAAAAGGGTGACATGGAAATGGGAAGCGGCGTTTTCCGTAAGCGTTTGTTTGTCCCTGAAATAGCCTATAACCGTACAACCTATTTCAAAGGACGTATGGTAAACTCCCCCGGTGGCGGTTGTAGCGTATTGTCATACGTGGATAACGGCGATGGAACCTACACCATCACTCCCGATCTGACGGACGCGGACGGATTGAGCCAGTTTGTTGATGATATCCTTACCACCTATTTTGTGACTAAGAATAGCGAAGGCAAGCTGAATGGCTTTGAAGAGATGAAATTCCGGGTGACTGCCGCAGATTATACCGCCAAGAAATTTACTGTCATTCCCCGTCCGGGACATTCTGACTGGAAACCTGCCGAGCAGATGGTATTGGCACAAACAGGTAACTTTACGGACCCGGAACGTCAGACTTATATACTTATTGATTCCGTCAACGGAAACAACTGTATTACATTCTTTGACAATGCCAACACTTGGGACCCGGAGCCGGCACAGATGCCTGCGTGGTTCGGCAAGAAAAAAGGCATGACTGTAGCCGGTATTAATGCGGACAATTACTCAGCCGTTCTTCAGAACATCATCATGACCGGGCTTATCTTTCAAGTTGATGAGATCACCGGACAGACAGTTCGTGTGCCCTTGGACAAGGGTGAATGGGTTGCAGGTAAGTACGCCTACTATGACCGGGTGTCACATAACGGGGCTTTGTGGTTGTGTGTTGATGATAATGGAACAACAACAGAACCGTCAGATGATAATCCGGCATGGTTGAAACAAGTGGCGGAAGGGCAAAAAGGTGAACCGGGTCTGTCTGTAGTCGGTGGTGGTCATTGGGAATCCTCCAAAACCCCGTACAAAGCCAATACAATGGTCACTCTTGCCAATTGCGTCTTTATATCCAAGGTGGAAACCTCCAATCCTCCCATCAGAATATTGCGTGTAAAAGGTGGCAATTTCTTAAGGAAGAAGGACGGTGGTTACTATCTTGCCGGGAAACCTGCCGACTGGGAGGTTAACGAGGATTGGGAGATGTTGCTTGACGGGCGTGAACTGAAAGGTGAGAGTATCAATTTCCTTGGTGAATTTGCCACGGCTCCTGCCAATCCGAAAAACGGTGATTCATACCGTAACACGACTGACCGTGCTACCTACATCTATCAGGACGGAAGATGGCAGCTCATGATATCGGACGGAAAAGACGGTAAGGATTATGAGTATATCTACACAAGAGGCAATATCATAGACAATCCTCCGGCAAAACCGGACAGCCAGCAGAAGGATGATTATATCCCTGAAGGCTGGACGGATGATTTTGTAGGAGTGGACGCTGATCATCAGGTTGAATGGGGTTGCAAGCGTTTCAAGGAAAACGGTGTATGGTCAGAGTTCAGCACTCCTGCCGTGGTGCATCGCTGGAGTAAGGACGGGGAGAATGCCATCATGGCGGACTTTGATAACGAGATGGTCAATGCAGCCCTTACTTCAGACGGGAAGGTCGTGTCCTCACAGACTTGGAATACAACTGTCAGTATGTGGTATGGAACGGAGAAGCTCACGCTTGACAGCATCACCTGTACACCTGACACAAATCTTCTGTGTGCGACAGACAAGAATACGGGAGTGGTGACAATATCGGTATCTGCCGGAGCTACTCTTGCTGCGACAAACACGGTGAGGATCACAATCAGGGCTACAAAGAACGGGCAGCAGTATTCCCGTGATCTGACATTCACTGTAGCCGGGGTCCGTGGAGGTGCGGATGCCGTACTATACAGTATTATCGTTTCTGCCAGTTCAGTAAGCAAGGACAAGAACGGGAACTACAGCGTGTCTTCCGTATCATGTTACAGGCAAAAGTCAGTGGGGGGCGTGATATCCACCACAACGGACGGTATATTGAAATACAGCATAGACGGTGGAGCTGAAACTACCATAAACAACAATACAGCCATATCAAGCGGAAATTTCACGAAGACATTGAAGTTTGTCTTTTACGTGAATGACCAGATAGTGGATGTTGAAACCGTCCCCATGCTTGTAGATGGTAAGGACGGGGCTGACGGTGAGAGTATCACAGCCGCAGGTCATTGGGAGTCCGCCAACATTCCGTATGCGAAAAACAGTACAGTATCGTTTGCCGGAGGATCTTACTTAAGCAAGGTTCAGACTTCCAATCCGCCACTTCCGCTTCTTCGCGTGAGAGGTGGACGTTATCTAAGGAAGAAGGATGGCGGTTACATACTTTCCGGGAAGAGATCGGACAAGGCTATCAACTCCGACTGGCAGGAAATGACTTCCGGTGTCGAACCGTCCGCTTCGTACTGGCTTGACAGCCCGGTAAGCACGATAAACTTCACGTCAACAGGCACACCGTCACCGTCAGCATTTGTTGTTACCATGAAACAGAATATAGGCGGTAATGTGAGCGATACGAACAGATTCTATCTTGTCGCACGCAAATATAACGGAAGCTGGCTGGCGCATGTAGGTGCTACCCTGAACAGCCAGATATCCGTTCCTGCAACAGCCGGATACACTCAGTTTGCCGTCCGGGCTTATAAATCCGCGTCGGACGCAAACGCATGGAATAATAATTTTGTCGCTGAAAAAGGTGTGGGGGTTGCTAAAGACGGAGCCATAGGAGCGACAGGAGCAACAGGGGCGTTTCCCCGTGACAGAGGCGTATGGGCTTCCGGACAGACTTACGTCTGGAATGCGGATTACCGGGATAAGGTCATATATCTGATAGGGGGAGTTTATTATAATTTCCTTGTAAAAAATTACGGCGCTTCCGTTACCTCTGCACCCACATCAGCCAACGGGGATTCGAACTGGGAAGCCATGCAGAAGTTTGTGAATATCGCTACTGACACCCTGTTTGCCGATGGTGCGAATGTGGCCGGATTCATGTTCAAAAACAATGTGCTTAAATCCCACAACGATGAAGGTGAAACTCTTCTTATCAATGGCGTAACCGGGTATTTCAAATGTAAGAATGCAGAGATTACTGGAACAATCACATCTACAAAAGGGAATATTGGTGGTTTTACCATATCATCTGCAAGTTTGGAGGCTGTTAGCGGAAATAATGCCATGCTCCTTTCCGCCAACTTGGTAAGATTTACCGGAAGTTATTCAAGCGTGTTTATTGGAGCGGATACTTTTCCTTCATCTAGTGGGGGGGCAATATTATGCCCATCCCGTATTTCGGTTAATAGGAATATAAAGAATACGGCGTATGGCAATGTGGGCATGTATTTTGACATACAAGGTTCCCATGCTTATGATGATAATGATTTTCAGTATACCGGGAATCATGCGTTGTATATCGTCAAGGGGGACATCTGTGGGTTTAGGCTCAGATTGCGCAGAATAAGCAAGAGCACAACTTTGTCAGTGATGGATAGTGTTATCATGGCTGTAACGTCCGGTATTACGCTGACTGTTCCGTCCACTGCGGAAGACGGGCAGTTCTACTGGATAAGAAATGTTTCTGGTGGTGATGTGACCATAGCCGGAACAAATCTTGTCGGCTGGGATTCCGGGGAGGTCAGCACTTCGATAGGTTTGGCCAAGTCAAAGGCGGCAGCAATGTATTATGACAAGCATAATAACAAGTGGTTTATGAATTGGATTGATTGTTGGAACTAAAATGTAATGATTATGAAAATAAATTTTAAACAGTTCCCCATGTACACGGGGATAGACAAGAAAGAAATGGTTGCCTGTGATGTGGCATATAGCTTGGCAAATAACCTTTATACCAAAGTGCCTGATAATATCGGAGCGCATTGTCTTTCCGAGAAGATTTATAATGCGGAAGGCAATGTGGACTTAAGCGGGCAGGAGATTGAAATAATCCGGTTCGCTTATCCGACCTTTACCGGAGCATTTGCCGATTCGTTTGAACATTATTTGAAGACATATAAAGAGAAGGAGGAACAACATGAAAATTGAGAATTTGGAACGCGCCAGCCGGATCAATGACGAACTGGCGAAACTGAAGCTGGCGAAGGAAACGTTGAATAACGGCGGCTATGTCCGTATTTACAGCAGCACCCGGTCAAGTGCCGGATGTGTGGAGCTGGATATAGCGAACTTCAATGATGAGGTGAACATGTGTATAGACAACCATATCATTGAGCTTGAATCTGAAATAGAAACTTTATAAAATTAGGATATTATGAGTGATTTGAATTTAGACAATATTGTTGGTTTTAAGGCTGTTGATAAAGACGGTAACGAACAGAATGTAACAGTGGATGAGATGGTGGACATGGTTTCCACAAGAATGGTTATGGCTTTGTCAGAAACTTCAACATTTGCTACCGCTGCTGCAACAGGAAATGACGTGTATGAAAATGAACTTCCGACTGTGACGGATGCCGCAAATGTAAGAGTTTTACAAAGTAGCGGAGATGCCGCACAAATGACGATGCAGTCACTTGCATCAAAACTGGGGGGACTG